TAATGAGCAAACTATACAAGACTTTTGGGCTGAGAATCACTGGTCTGGAGATAAAGAAAACATTACAGATAAAATAGATTTGTTTAATAAGAATATAACTGCAAAGGATTCTATTGATGCATTAAAAGTTAGAAAGGCCGAGTTGTTTGGTAAAGACGATAAAGTCCCTTTTCAGTCAGCTCAAAATGATCCTAATAGATTGCCTGAAGAATCTGATATATTAAAAAGCATATTTGGACAACAAACTTCATCATTAATAAATCAATGAGAGAACTAAATAGAGAGGATGGTAAGGTGTATACAATAGATGATTTCTATTTTCTAGAAAAGCATTATATGGATTTAGACGATTTAATGGAAGATGAGAAGTGGATTGTTGGAAGATCTAAGGATAATGGATTTAGAGTTGTAAAATCTAACTGGTATATGCAAGATAATCCAAACTTTACAATTGAGAGTGTTATTTATGGTAAAACTCCTAAGTATATTAGTCCTATACGATATATGTTTAAATTACAATTAGAATATACTAAATAATGTATTTATTAAAACTCAATAGGAAAGGCGACATTTTTAAGGATGATGATGGGGTTGCTGGCGTACCAGAATTTCTTACACTCATTAAGAAGGAAAAATTCGGGCCTACGGCCCTCAAGTGGGTTGCCCTAGTCTGCGACTATGAAAGCCCATACAGGCATTACAGTGAAAATGAGAGGGTTAAGGCAGTTTCTAAAGACTTATATGGTACTTACACATGGAAGGGCTCTAAAGATCCATCTATAAAGGTAGCTTGTAAGAAATATACAGAACTACAATTTGATCCTTTAGATGAGCAACTTATAGCGTTTAACAATAAAATTAATCAGTTTACAGCTCTTATTGATGGAATGCATTTAGATGAGGAGAATGCTGAATTGTTACAGAAGCTAATGATAGGGGTTGAGAAGATACTTAAGACTAGACAATCTTTATTAGATGCTATAGACAGAAGAGGAGAAAGACAAAAGATAGCTGGAGATAAAGGGTTGTCATTTTTAGAGAGAAGAAAAGAAATAAAAGAATTGTAATGGCTAGAAGCAAGAGAGAAACAAAACATGATGTTAAGTATCTTTATGCAAGATATGTTAAGTTCTATAATAAAGCGGATATGGATAAGGCTGCTGAGTATCACGACTTAGCCATGAAACTACACGGTGTAGATTTAGCACAAAGATATCATATGAAGATAGAAAAGAGAGAGCAGTCTAAAGGAACTTTTGGATTAGGAAAAACTAAGCGATTAAGATATGGGTAAGATAAAATTTGATCCACAAAGATATCGTCCTATACCAAATAGTGGTCATCCTGATTTAAATCCTGACTCAGTGGCTTATCAGGAGTATTGGGCTCAGGAAACTGATAGATGCTTACATGGTTATAAACCTAAAGGTATGAAAAAAATATCTGGTAAATACTATTTCTATTTAAACTACTATATGATATTAGGTAATGATGGAACATCAGGTAATCGTAAGACTTTAATACATCCTTGGTACAGATCTATGGATCATGAGTACTTTGATACTATAGAGCTTTGTAAAGAAGAAGGTAAGGGGATGATTGTTATTAAAGCCAGAGATAAAGGATTTTCTTATATGAATTCAGGTGCTGTTGCTCATGAATATACATTCTATCCTTTTAATGATGTAGGTGTAGCTGCTGGACTACAAGTTACGGCTGATGCGTTCTTTGATAAAACTAGAAAAGGTCTTAATGGTATACATCCTAACTTTAAACACTCTGTACTTAAAGATACTGACGGTATAATGAGATCTGGATACAAACAAAAGAATAAAGATGGTAAATGGGAAATAGGTGGTTATCAATCTAACATCATATGCAGAACAATGGATAATCCAGAGGTATTCAAAGGAGAAAGGGTGTCACTTATGATATTTGAAGAAGCAGGGGAATTTAAAAAACTTAAGAATGCTTATATGTCATCTAAAGCATGTTTTATGGATGGAGATATTCAGTTTGGAGTGCCTATTGTCGGAGGAACTGGGGGAGATATATCTAAAGCGTCTAAAGATTTTATGGATATGTATTATAGTCATGATGCTTATAATCTAATTCCTATGTTTATACCTGCATCAAAAGCATACTATGGATTCTTTGATATAGATTCAGGTGTAGAAGATGAGAAGGGTGCAAGAGAAAAGCTTATAGCAGATAGAGAAGATATACAGAAGTCTGGAGATAATGAAGCATATAACTTACACATACAAAATTACCCTTTAACTATAGAAGAAGCATTTTTAAATACTCACTCATCAAGATTTGATATTACACTACTAAACGCACAAAGATCTAGAATACTATCAAGTAAAGACAATAGAAGTCAAATACAACAAGGCTTTTTAGATTGGCAATTAGGAGAGGAAGAGCCTACAGTTACTTGGAGGCCACATCCTACTGGCCCATACAAAATATTAGCACATCCAGAGAAAGAATATAAGAATTTAGACATAGGTGGTATTGATAGTTATGACCAAGATCAAGCTGGAGCGTCAGATTCTTTGGGTAGTGCGATAATTTATCGTAGATTTGCAAATACTGATATGCCAAGCGATTACGTTGTTGCTGAGTATACTGATAGACCCCCTAAGAAGGAGGATTTTTGGGACGGCTGTTTAAAACTTGCCGTGTATTATAACTCTAAAATGTTGGTAGAGTATACAAAGATAGGTATATTAGATTACTTTAAGCGTATGAATGCGCTAAAGTATTTAAAAGAAAAACCAGAGTCCGCACACAACCCTGGTACAAAAACTAGAAATAGGTATGGTGTGCATATGAATAAGCAGGTTAAAGCTCTTATGGAAGATTTGATAGATGATTATTTAAGAGAGAGCGCTCAAGATATATGGTTCATAGATCTGATAGATGAACTTGCTAATTATGGATTACAAAATACGGATAGAGCTATGGCTTTTGGTTTGTGTTTAATTCATAATATAGATAACTATAGAATGAAGGCATCTATACAAGAAAAGGTGAAGGATATAGGATTTAAATATTATAAAATGGGATATAATGGAATCCCTACAGAAATAAAATAAAATTATGGATCAGAAATACACATCAATGCCATCAATGGTTATTGCAGACAAAGAAAAAAATGACGAATGGTGCGAACAAGTTCTAAATGCAATTACAAGTTATATGGGTTCAGATGGTGGAGAGTACTCTACTTCAAGAACTAGAGATATTAGAAATTATCAGATTTATAATGGAGAATTAAATCAAGGTGATTATAAATACATAACTGAGCAATATGGATTAACGTATCCAGCTAGATTGGTTAATTACCCTATTATAACACCTAAGATTGATCTTTTAATTGGCGAGGAGTTAAGAAGACCTATTGACATGAAGGTTACTACAGTTAACAAAGCTGCTGTAATTAGAAAGCAAGACTATAAAGTAAGCCTAATGATGAGAGAGCTTTTAGATGACTTTCACCAAGAAATGAGAGAAACTATGAAAGTTGATGTTAAGCAAGAAGGTCAGGGTATACCTGTACCAGAAGATATAGAAACTTATATGAAGTATAACTATCGCGAGATGATAGAAGAAACAGCTCAAGATGGATTAGAGTACATATCTAATAGGTATAATTTAAAAGATGTATTTAAAGAAGGTTTTAGAGATTTATTAGTTACATCAAAAGAGTTTCACAAGGTAAGTATTCAAAATGGAGACCCATACGTAAGGAGAGTAGATCCTAGAAATGTAATCTTTGATAGCTCTGCACATTCAGACTACTTAGATGACTGTAGTTGGGTGGGTGAAGAAAGATGGATATCTGTTAATGAAATAAATGATGAGTTTAAAGATAGTTTAACTACTAAAGACTTAGAAGAGCTAGACAAGATGAGAAATCTTTATGCTGGTGGAGACATGAATCATTATAACTCTAGCCTAGAATGGATTGATGCTGGACACGGAAGAGAAACTAGAATTAGAGTGGTAACTGCAGAATGGAAGTCTCTTAGAGCAATTAAATTTAAACTATCTCATAATAAGTATGATCCTAGTAGACCATTTAGAAAAATGGTAAAAGACACTTATAGAAAAAGAAAAGGAGATAGAATAGAAATTAAATGGGTGGATGATATTTGGGAGGCGACAAAAATAGGTGGTAAAATTTTAGTTAACGCAAGAAGAAGAGATAATCAGGTAAGAAGCATAGATAATCCAGGCAAAACTCCATTATCTTATGTTGGTTGTGTAAAAGGTAATACTTCTGGCTCTCCTGCTTCTATTATTGATTTATTAGATAACGTTCAGATGCTTTATAATATTGTTGTTTATCAAATAGAGTTAGCTATGGCTCGTTCTGGTGGTAAAGCTGTAGTATATGATGTATCGCAATTACCTACTAATGTTGGTATGGATATACAGCAAGTATTGTATCACTTAAAGACAGATGGTATTATACCTATTAACTCAAAAGATGAGGGTAATCAAATGAGTAGTTTTAATCAATTTCAGCAAATTGACTTTACTTTATCTCAATCTGTACAGCAGTTAATTAATCTTAAAGTAATGTTAGAGGATATGGCAGGTCAAATATCAGGAGTTACTAGACAAAGAGAAGGAGCTGTGGAGAAGTATGAATACGTGGGTAATGTACAAAGAAGTGTAGTTCAATCTTCAACTATAACAGAAAGTTGGTTCTATTCGCATGCAGAAGTAAAGCAAAGAGTATTAGAAAGACTATGCAATCTAATGAAAGTTGCTTGGGCTGGCGGAAAAAAAGCTGGAATGATATTAGGTGATGGTGCTTATAAATTTTTAAATGTTATGCCAGATGTAGCGCTACAAGACTTTGGTGTATATGTAGGCGATAGTGGTAAAGACGATGCTATGAAGCAAGTTGTACAACAATTAGCTCAAGCTGCTTTACAGGCAGGCTCTGTTGATTTATTAGGTGTTATTAAAGTTCTTAGAGCTGATACAATGACTGAAGCCGAGAAAGTGTTAGAGCAAGCTATGAATGAAATGCAGAAACAACAAGAAGTGGCTATACAACAGCAACAACAAGCACAACAAGCTGCCGCTGAAGCTGAACAAGCTAAATTCCAAGCTGAGGCCCAACTTAAACAAATGGATAATGAGGCTAAAGTACAAGTTGCTAAAATTGGATCAGACTCTAGACTACAAGTTGCTAAAATACAAGCTGAAGTTGACAGAGATTTACATGACACTAAAGAAAGAAATGATATGGATAAGAAAGCGGCTGACTACTATATAGACAGAAAAAATAGAGAAAGCGAAGCTAATTTACAGAAAGAAGAAAAGGTAAAAAACACTGGAACATCCACAACATCAAGTGATTTAAAAAGAGCGACTGAGAAGTTATAATAAATTATTTGTATATTTGCAAACTTAGGGAGTATTAATTTAAATTAAATAAAATGGCAAAAGAAGAGTCAAAATTAGTAGATGAAGTAGCTGAAACAACAGAAACCACTACAGAAGAAACAGGGATTAAGGATGAATTTAATCCTCTAGCTTTTACAAATGATAATTATGGAGAGCTAGGAGCTGAAGACAAAACTGAAGATACAGAAGAAGAGGTTAAGTCTGAAAAAGAAGAAGAACAAGAACAAGCAGATGGATGGGGATGGGATAAAGCAGAAGAAGAGGAAGAGACTGCCGAAGAAGATGAAGATGATGATTGGGATTCAGAAAAGACAGAAGAAACTGAAGATACTAATGAGACGGGTTTAAGTTGGTCGCAAGTTGGTAAAGAGATAGGATTAAATGTAAATTCTAAAGAAGAGTTTTTACAAACATTAAATTCTTATGCCGAACAACTACAAAAACAACAACCAGCTCCTAATAGTCAGATAACTGAGTTAAGAAATTATTTAGCTTTAAGTGATAGAGATTTAGTTGCTGAGGAATTAAAAGCTGATGGAATAGAGGCTGCTGATATAGAAGACTCTTTAGATAAGTTAGAGGATTCTGGAATGATGAAGATGAAAGCTAAAAGTGTTAGAAGAGTAATAGGCAATGCTATTGATCAACAAACTGCACAAGCTCAACAATCTCAAACACAAGCAGCAAAGAAACAACAGGAAGACATAAAGAATGCTAAGAGTGGCTTGAAAAAGCAAATCAAAGGCATGGGAGAATTTATGGGAGGAAAAGTAACAAAGAAACAGAAAGAAGAAGTATATCGTTATGCTACTACTGATATGATGAAAGACATATATGAAGATCACGCCAATGTTGCTGATGTTGCTATGTTTATGTTATATCGTAAGCAAATAGAAAAAATTCTTCGTTCTCAAGGATTGGAAGACGGCAAAGCCACTATCATGGATAGTATAGTTTCTCCAAACCTTAACACTGGAAAAAGCAAATCTGATTACAAAATAAAGTCAGGTAAGTTTGATCCAAAAGCGTTCATGAGCGAGTAAACTTAAAAAGCAAGACAAAGTCTGCTCATAGTTGAAAGTTAATTGGACAAATATGTAAAATGTTTAATTAATAAAAAAAAATTAAAAAATGCCAAGTATTTATACGGGTACGTATGGGAAAGACACAACAGCTGCAAATGCATTAAATACAGCGTTGTTACAACACCCAGAAATATCTAGAACTATGATATCGCTTTACCCACGATATTCTATGACATATCTTTTAGAAAAAACTAGAAGACATGCTGCTGAAAAAGTTCTAGGAGACAGTTCTTACGAATGGAAAGTAATGAACCGTTTAAGTAAAAAATTGTATCTACAGAATATGAATAGTTATACTGCTTCTGCTGGAGATACAAAAACTGCTGTAAAATTCTCTGCTACATCTGGAGGTTCTGCGCTAACAACTTCTCATTTTAATGTACATGATATCCTTTTATTTCAAAATGGTGCTACTGGTATTATTTTGACTGATGATGGAAGTGGTGTATACACAGTTGAAATGATTGATGCTATTGCTAGTGGAGTTGCTTCTGGAGATGTAATAGGAAGAATTGGTACAGCATTCCCTTCTGGATCAACAGGAGGTGAAGTAGGTGAAAACTGGGCTTACCCAGACACTTATAAAAACTGGATGACTATACATAGAAAAAAATGTACAATCACTGGTAAAGACGCCACTGATGTTTCTTGGATTGAAAATAATGGTCAATCACTTTGGTACTTTACTAAAGAGCAACAAATGATGGATCTATTCATGTATGAACAAGAATTACAAAGATGGTATGGAACTAATTCTGTAAATTCAGCTGCAACTTCATATGCTGCTACAAACACTGATATTCTTGGAGATATTGATGCTGCTGCTTATGCATATGCTGATAATACTGCAAGAGCAGCTATTGCTGGTGGATCTGGTGAGCATACTGTAGGTGATGGTGTATTAGCTCAAATTAGTTCATCTAATCAAGCTTCTTACTCTGCTGGAACATTAACTGAAGATATCATTACTGAGTTTATTGGTAAGATCTCTTTAAATGCTCAAGGTGCTGAAGGTAATGAGTGGGTTGTATTTACTGGAACTGAAGGACGTATTGCTTTTCATAAAGCTATGAAAGACCTTATCGTTGCTCCTTCTGGTGCTATGACTGGAGGCTCTATGAAAGACATCAAAGCTGGTTCTGATGTATCTTTAGGTGGAAACTTCACATCTTACCATGCATTAGGTAATAAAATTACTATTGCTTACTGTCCAGTATTTGATGATCCAAATTTACATTCTGCTGCTGGTGGGACTAATTCATTTGGAGACAATAGATTGAAAGAATCTATGAAGATGGTATTCATGGACTTCGGAACAACTAATGGTGTTTCTAATGTAGAATTAATCACTAAAGGTGCTGCTGGAATTAATCGTTCATTAGTTAAGAAATATATTGGAGGTATGGTAAACCCTTACGATACTAAAAGTATGTTAGCTGCTAATGGTGATGATAGATTCCAATGTCACGTATTATCTGAGTCAGGTATTGTTGTAAGAAATCCATTTTCTTGCGGTATCTTATCTGCATCATAATTAAGTTAATAATTTGATAGAGGGGGGCTTCGGCCTCCCAATATCGCCTAAAAAAAATAAAAAAAATGGCAAATTATTTAGATATTTCAGGAAAATCCTCAGAAGCTGGGCAAGGAAGATTGCCTAAGCTAAGAGGTCAAATTAATCCTACAAGTACATTAACAGAAGGCACGACACTTTATGATTATAATAGTGGTACTACTTATTTTTTAGATAGCTCAGGAGGTACGTTTGATGTAACATTACCTTCTGCAAAAGCAGGATTGAATTTTAAATTTATAGCAGCAGATGCAACCGCTACTGTAGATATTGTTCAAGCTGCATCTGATGAAGATTTTAAAGGTTTTATACTACCAGGTGGAGTTGATGATGGAGCAGATATAGCTACAGGTTCTGATACGAAAATTATTTTTGACACAAGTGGTGGATATTCTGCTGGAGATTGGGTAAGCCTATCTTGTGATGGAACAAATTGGTATGTTGAAGGAGCATGTGGTTCTGCTGCTGACGTAGTATTTGGATAGAAATTAATTATTGGAAGACGGAGGGGCTTAATCCCCTCCAAATTCCTTATATTTGCAAGATGAAGACAAGACTGGTAGTAAGAGATGGAAAGGTTGTAGAGTTAAAAGAAAAAGATTTAAAGCCTACGACAAACAAAGCTTTTTATATAAATAAAGCTAGTGGGTTAAAGTGGGGTAAAAGTAAAAATATAAAAGAAAAAAGAATCGCTACAGATGAACAAGGCAGAAGACGTTTATATGTAGAGAAATAACAGGGAATATTAATTAAAAACAAATAAAAAATGGCACATTTAGTTTATGTACAAGCAAAAGATCCAAAAAGGTTCGCTTATGTAAAATTCGGACCTTACACGCAAAGAAATGGTAAAAAATCAGTATTATTAAATCCAGACGATCTACCAGTAGACGGATGGGAAATGCATGACGCTCATACTACATTAGATATAGATAATGAGTATGATAGAAGAATTTATGATTTTTTATTAGATCATCCTTTTATTACCGCAGACAAGCATTATAATTTAATAGACACTAAGTCAAGAATTGAAAAGCAGGCTAGTACTATTTTAAAATCAGCTGAAGCCGTACAAGTGGCAACAGCAATTAAAGATAATGAATTATCTGATCTTACTAAGTTATTTGGTATTGGAAATGGTTTTGATAATGCAATTATAAGAGCAAAACTTATTCAAATAGCAGGGCAAGCTCCTGATAAATTCTTAGAAATATATAAAGATGCAGACAAGTCTTATCGTATATTTTTAAAGAAAGCTTTAGAAAAGAAAGTAATTCAAAAAGTAAATGACGTATGGAAGCACGGTAACTATACATTAGGTATTTCTGATGAGCACGCAATAGCATGGTTAAAAGATAATCCAGAAGTTTATGCTGTAATGAAGAATCAAGTAAGAGGTAATTTTGTAAACAAGAAGGCTGAAATAAAAGTATCCACTGAAGATATGGTATCTAGCCCAGGAGTTTCTAAATTAGAGAAAGCAGTTGATGCTAAAAAGGGTTGGTTTAAAAAAGGTCAAAAACAATAATACTAAATGAATTTAGTTGAAGCTCACGAATACATAGATATACTTTTAGATAAAGCAGATCAACCTTATTTTATAGAAGAGGAAAAGAATAAGTTTCTAAATCTAGCTATATCTGACTTCATTAATATGCATTATCAAAAGATGACAGCTGATGAAGATTCTAGAAGAGCGCTGGCTGGGTGTATTGATTGGCAAAGTTTTTGGCTTACTGCAGCAGAAATAATTTCTGGTAATTATATTTATGGTAATAGTTATCCAGCATTAAGTTCAAAATACACAGATGAAGGAATACCTGCTGATCCCAACGATCTAGCTAATACAACATATGCTGCTAGTACAAACGATGAGAGAGGATATTTCCTATATGGAAATCAATATGTATTACCAAAACAACATTTATATGTCTTAGCTGTGGGAATAAGTTATTATAACAAAGATGAGGTTATAGATCCTAATACAGGATTAGCCTATTCAGGCGTTACAGAAGATGATATAATTTTTAGTCCTACTGTTTCTTCTAAAAACAAATCAACTAGAGGTTTTTATGAAGACGACTACTCTAATGATCCTTTTAATAAACCTGGAGAAGATGCTCCATATTGGCAGTATATAGAAAATAGAATAAATTTTAAGGGCGAGCATAAAAGTATTAGATATATAAACATGCAAGTGATAACATTACCTACGGTGGAACAGGCATTTTCTGAAGGCACATATCAAGAATCAACAGCTCCAGAGAGTAGAACCTTTGCAGAACATTATCAAAAACAAATAGTACAAATAGCTGTAAAAAGAATGACACAAACTGATGTAGGGTTAATGACTCCTCCATCAAATTAAAAGTATTTAAAGAGAGTTCTTTTGCTCCCTGCTGCAAGAATAGGTTGCGACTAGAAATAGTTAAGGCCTATTTTTGTTTTATAAAGAAAATTTAACTAATTTTGTAAACACCTAAACTACGCCTAATGATTACATTAAACGAAATAGCTTATAATATTAAAAACCTTGCGTATGGAGGTAGTACTTCCACAGAAAATAGTATTAGCTTACGGCAAATAAAACATTGGATACACTATCATAGGGCTAAACTTATTGCTGATAATATTGATAAAGGTATTACAAATAATCAAGCATTATATCAGAAGATGGCTATAACGGCTAGAAATTCAACATCTAGTACTCTTAAAGATTTTTATGACGCATGGGATGCTAAAGATATAGACGATTCTTTATCAGCTCCAACAGTAACTGGAGCGTTTTTATCAAATATGCCTAAAAATAGTACTGGAGATAGATTAAATGGAGAGTGGTTATTAAATTCATCTTTAACACAAGGAGAAAATGGCTGGGTTGATAGTCAACAAAGAAGTGCTTATGGAGAAGAAATATCTTCTTCTCAAGTTAGAGGTGATTTTAGAAACTTTGGAACACATACCTTTTGGACACCAAGACCACTTCAATTAAAAAATGACGCAGGTATTGTAGATGTATCTGTTAGTAGATATGTTCATTTTCCTGATGATCCTGGAACACCTGATGCTAATGAGCAATTAGGATCTTATGCAAAAAAAGGAATAAAATTACACAGGAAAGAATACGGTGATTTTGATGAATTTAATAAATTTACAGACAATAATAAGCCTTACTACATACAAGAAACAGCAAAAATAGATAGAGATAATAATGCTAATGGGAATTATATATCTCTTAGGCAGCTACAGGTATCTCCTAATTATCATGGAGGATTAAGCACACCAGTTGCTAAAAAAGTATTTTGGAAGTATAGAGGGGGTGCAACTATGATACTAGAAAACCCTACAGAGATTGATATGATGTATGGTTTCTGGTACGAAACTGAAACGAAATGGGATGACGCCACAATTCCCTACCCTATTCCTATGGAATATGTAAGTGATTTAATACAAAGAGTTATACAAGTAGAAATGCAAACAGAATTAAAAACAATACCAGATGTAGTAACAGACGGTTTAGATGACAACATAAAACAGAAAGTTCGTGGGCCACAAGTACAAAGATAAATACACGTTCTCTAAAGGGCTTTATAAGAACGTAAAGATCATGCTTTATAAATCTATTGATTATAGTTTATATTACAATATAATAAAAAGATTTTTTGAGATATTAATTAGAGATGTTGTAGCAAGAGATAGAATGGTTTCTTTGCCTAATAAAATGGGTTATGTTTATTTAGATGAAAAACCTCATAAAAGAGCATTTCATATAAGGGTGGATAATGAGGCCACAAAAGAAGCAGGAGAAACAGTTTATAATAGAATACCTATCCTAGATGATTTTTATAAAAAATTAGTCTGGGTGAGACCTACAAAATATAGAAACTGTAAAATACTACCTTTAGGGTGGTCAAAAAAAATAATAAATTATAAAGATTAATAATAATGGCAACAACTATAAATGTATCCACATTAACTGTTACAATAACAGAAACATTAGCTCTTAGTACTGACGCTACTGGTACAACTGATGATGTTACTTTTTCACAAACTAATAATCATATAATAAATACATCAATATTAAATGCGTCTAAAAGAATTGTAGAGCTAGAAAGCACAGCATTAACTACGGTCTTGACTTTTGATGATAGCTTAAACGCGGGAGGTCAGTTTAAAAGAGGTGATGTTAAATATATTAGAATAACAAATTTAGACGACTCAGCGGTACTTAAAGTAGGTTTAATAGGAGATAGTAGCGGCGCCTTCCAATCTTTAGCTGCAAACACATCTATGATGTTTACAGGAACTCAATTAGAGATCGGAGCTACATTTAGTTCTTTTGCAAATGCAGACACTATTAAAGTTGTTGGGGTGGCACAACAACAATTAGAAATAATGGTAGCTACTACTTAAAATAATACAATATGCATGTACATATAGATAGGGTTTTTACAACTGTAGCTAGAAATTTAGGATTAAAAGATTTTTCTAGATATACAAATAATTGGATAGAGTGGTCTTATGAGGCTGAGAAGCTTATAGGAAGTAGAGATACATTTGTTCAAAAAGAAGCTACATATGATGCTTCTGGAGCTCAAGCTACAGGAACAATAATATTTGCAGCCAATCCAACATCTGGCGATTCTATTACACTAAATGGTGTAAAATTATATTTTAGAAACTCTACAGACTTAGGGGAGGCTAAATCTCCTAATGAAATTCAAATAGGGGCTACCTTGCCAGACACAATAGACAATCCAACTAGTCCATTTGGTCTTATGCAATCTTTAACGGGATTTCATAAAGTTGCTTTTCAAACAGGAACATATACTAATTCAGCGATATTTAACTATCCTGAAGCTTTAGCTGTTGCAGATTACTCTATAACCTATAATACAGATGGAGTTGAATTAGTAGATTTAAATGACCCTTTAACAAATGGTAACGGGGCGACAATAGTCTCTGCCACTTCACTAAATTTTGCATCAAACACTTCTGGATCTACACAGCATATAAGTAATATTACAAATGCAGATTTAGTTGTAGGAGATATTTATGTTATTTCAGCAACAGTATCAAATTATACTGGTAATGGAAATAGCAATTCAGCAGTAGGATTTTCTACTTCTGGAGGTATTGGTACGGGCTATGGAGAAGCTAGAAGATTTGATAACGGAACAATATATAGTGCTTTTACAGCATTAAGTACTGGGCAGCCAGATTTATTTATTCAAGATAATGTAACATCAGCTACTTTAAGCGATATTTCAGTACAAAAAATGACAACAGCTACATTGACTGTTACGGCTAAAGAAATAGGTGATAAAGGAAATGAATATACATTAGCTTCAGATAATGCAAATGCTAAAGTTAGTGCGTTAAGTTTAACTGAAGGAAAGGATATCTTTAGAAACCAACAATTAACTTTACCAGAAAACAATGTAAAGCTTTTAGGGGTAAGGGTAGGCGCGTCATCTACACAAAATAAACATTACGAACTAAGAAGAGCTAGTGGGCCTCATAGAGAAAGGATTGGTAAAAATAGTAATGAAACTACACAAAGGGCTTTTAGATATTACGTAAATGGTAATAGGCTAAACATACAGCATGACTCTGTAGATGAAATTACAATTTCTTATTTAGCATATCCCGTAGATTTAAGAGGTTGGCCTAAGATAAAAGAAGGTCATGAAACAGCAGTTGCTCAATACATAATGTGGCAAATGAAATTAATAGATTTCTATAATGGTAAACTACCGCAATACATAACAAAAGAATTAGAAAAAAGATGGTACTACTTGTGTGGTAAAGCAAGAGGTGATGATGGCATGCCTACTTCTGACGAATTAAAACAAATAGGAAATATGTGGAATACATTACTTCCTATAAAAAGTAGTAATGGATTGATAAACCTATAGAATGGCAAAAAAAGAACAACCTAAAAATACTTCTGAAAACGCAGGATTTTCAAAACCACAAGGATTTACACATGGAATGGTTAGTGATTTAGATCCTCACTTTCAATTAAAAGGAAGTTATGCAGATGCACAAAACATTAGATTAACCAATGCAGAGGGAGATACATTTACAGTAGAAAATATAGAAGGTAATAGTTTATTTGTTGATTTGGCAGATTATCCTATATCTATACCTGTAGATCAAGGGATTAATAATAATTATCCAACATTTTATGATAGAGGGCCAAATATAGACGTAGCCACCAATATAAAAATAGATAATAGATGCTCTATAGTGGGCCATGTTTCTTATGCAGATCAAATATTACTAATCATTGTTGGTAAATTTGAATACAATAGAAATAATGTATATAGTAATGGAGACCCAGCAAACATGCTCCTAGAAAATACAGATAGAACTATATTTTTGTTAGTTGACTTTAATAAGGATTTTGAAGTTACTAAAGTAACAGATTTAAGGGTTTGTTATAAAAAAAGCGATGAAAATTATCCAGACTTAGGAATGAAGCAAGATATTCCTGTTCGTGTTGAGGCAATGATAGAGAATCATTGTATTTCTAGAATATACTGGACAGATAATGTTAATTCTCTAAAGACGCTAAATATAAAACAACCTGAATTACATCAATTAACTATTGAGTCTCTTGATATAACGCCTATCATGACTCCTTCACAACCAGTTCTAGACAGAACCCTACACGGCTCATTACCAGTAGGGGTTTATCAATATACATTTAAATACATTTCTGAAAATGGAGGAGAGACAACATTCTCACCATTAAGTAATTTATACCATGTTTCAGATCAATCTTTTAGTAGTTCTGTAACTTATGGAGGGGGGCCAAGAGGAAACTTAGGAACGCAAGGATTTGCTTTAAAGGTATATGATTGTGATCAAGACTTTGACCAAATAGAAATGTATGCTTTATTTTACGACTCATTAAATCAAGCTCCAAGAGTTGCTTTAGTAGACAGTGTCTCAATAAACGGAAGTACTGCAAGCTTTATGCATACTAATTGGAACTCAGAAATCACACAAGGATTAGAAGAAATTTTAATTGAATCAAACACTTGGGATGTATGTAAAGATATAGCCATTAAAGATAATATTTTATTTGCTGCTAATCTAAAAGAAAAGAAAAATTGGATATCTGAAAAAGAATGGAATGTTAAAGTGATGAGGTGGCGTATTCTTGATGGTACTTATAATGATGCAATGCTTACTACTAATGATACAGAAGTTAAACACTACACAGGTACCTTGGCAAATCCTACAGAAATATCAGACGGAGATACAGACGCTAATGGCTTTACATGTGGTTATGGGAAATTAATAGGAATAGATTATTACCCTATAGCATCGTACCCTCATTTACAGTATGATGGAGAGTATGGCAGGCCTATGTGGATTGCAAGACAATCTGCAAGAGGTGCAGGTCTTTCAGGAATAGTAAAAAATAGGCAAGAATATAGATACTTGTCTGATAGAATGACTTTAGGTGGTGAGAGCTTTAATTACAACACTAGTGCGCTTGGAGGGTGTAGAGTTACTTTTGGATTGAAAGAAAGAATTGCAGATCAAACTAAAAACACAAGTTCATCACCTTATATATCAGCAACTGCAGCTCAAGAAGATTTAAGAACTGATTTTCAAGATTTTCCAGGAGATGGTAATACTGTGAGTGCTACTACACAAAGAGACACTGTATTTAAAACATCTATGTCTTTAGGAGGATCAAAAGATCCGCATGTTGCTGGTAACAAAAGAGGATACCAAAGAGGAGAGACTTATAGGTTTGGTGTGCAAGTATATGATTTGACAGGAGCTCCAGGGAATGTGTTGTGGATAGGAGATATAGAAACACCTCAACAGCATGATATCTTAAGACAATTACGTGTAACCGATAATGATTACTCTCCTTATAAAACAACAAGTCAATTATTATCATATAAATTGTTAGGTTCTAGTAAATACGCGCAAGACCATCGCTTATCTTATGTCTATGGGCATGTTGTTCCTCCTGTTGATGTAGAATGGTTTTCAGCGAGACATCCCAACTCTACTAAAAACTTAGCAGCCTACGTAAAGTTTAATGGCGAGCAACAAGGAATGCTTCCTAATGATGGTTTAAATGGTGGGTTTACCCCATCTTCTCCAGGTGCAAATACGGCTTCTTCAAATTTAAGAAAAGCATTAACAAATGCTCCTATGTATACAACAACTTGGAATTATCCCTGGCATATGTATATGCAAAATAAAGATGATAATCATTATCTTTTAGATATGTTTGTTAATTTTGAATTTAGAATACCTAGTGAAACTTGTGCAAAAATATCTGGCTTTAGAGTTGTAAGAGCAATAAGAACAGAAGATGATAGAGGTATAGTTCAGCAAGGATTATTAAATCAAACAATACAATATGGAGATGCTACATTAGACCTAGAAGACGGTTATGATGCAACAGAATTTTCAAATGAAGACAATAGTGCTTTTGATGATGACCCTGTATTTGTAAATGCTTATAACCGACAAGATACAGAGACACCAACTGATCCAACACAAACAGAACAACCTGAATACAATACATATTTAAATGGTTATTTAGGATTAGCTGAAAATAGTTATTATGCTTATTATGGTACTGGTGTTAGTGCTGGAAAGGCAACTACAGGAGGGAATACAGAAGGCAAGGTATTTTATTGGCCAGAAATGGAATCTCGTAAAGCCCAATATACTAATCAATGGCAATTAAAATCTTATCCAGTACCTAATCACACAGATCCCGCTTCTCATGATGCAGGAGGACATAAAGGTACGCACTATAGAATGAGTGCCTATTTTGGAGGTTTTGATAAAATGACTAGAAAGGAGAGCGCTTCAGGAGACGATTATGGTGATGCTTATAATAATTATGCTAGAACTGAGGTGAGTGGAAGTATTTTTACACTTGATTCTCCAGATAGTGCTTTTGGTATTAGACCTTATAATTATAGAGAAGGAGATGTTCTAAGAATAGATAGTGTTTTAAAGCTAACTGACAACCTAAGATATGGACATTCAGGTTCAAATCACGTTGCCGCTGGGATGTATTGGACAAATGTTTCTGGATACTCAAGCGCGAATTATGGAGACACTCCTCTGTGGACTCCAAAATATGTAGATAAAACAGCTCAAGATGGATTAGCCTTTGCATCAAGAAGAGAAATAAATGAAGATTACGGAATTTTAATAGCTAAATACTATTGTTTTGATCCTTATTATGGTATAGGTATGGAAATTACTGGAGGCGCATATGCAGGTGGTAAATACATTGGTAATAATGAAGGGGCAAGACCATCTTCACAAGGTTGGTACTTACCAATATCAGCAGCTAAAGAATTAAGTGATGGTGAAATCGTACCTTCTGGATTTTTTAAGAAAAGTAGAAGGGTTGATAAGGGCAGGGTTCATGGTTTTTCTAATAATACATTAGGATATGTAAAAACTAAAACTACCTCAGATGGTAAATGGAATTATAAAGTTTGGGCTGGAGTACATGCTCATCTTGCAAAAACAGTAGGAGTTAATAATGCCGCTCCAGTTTCTGGATGGACAGAAGCAAAACAAAAGAAAGATTATACATACGACACTGTATCAACAATGCAGATGGGTTTAAGAAGTATATTAATTGAATTAAACACTAAGGTTACCGAAGTTAGAAAAACAGGTCCTGGTGACCTTGACACATACTTTGATATTAACCATACTAGTAATGGTGAAGAAAAAATGGATCACAGTGGATGGTTTGCTCCTTACGACTTATCTCTTATATATGATTATGGTTCTTGGAATGGCGGATCAGACACTGCTGGGCCGACTGGAGAAAAGTGGGAAAAAACACATTGGATGACTATTCTTACAAAATACTTAAATTCATCATGTTTAGGCTCTAGCGGAACAAATTGTAATGACAAATGGAAAGGTTATCATGCTCATCAATTCTTATGTTCTATTGTTAGAAAAGTAACTCCTTATGGTGGTTACACTAAAGGAGCGATTGAAAAAACTAGATACATACCGTGTGGTAATTTTCATGAAGTACCAATTGCTCCTAACGATACTCCAGGAGCATTTCAAGGCCATTTATCACAAGTATTTGGTGGTGATACTTTTGTAAATTTATATTCTCATCAAAAAACATCTGCACCATATATGAAAAAATCTATGGTTAGGTTTAAAGTATTTCCTGTAGAGTCTTATGTTAACACTGACATGAGAAGTGGATTAAATCTTAACAATGGAGATACAGTAGTTGGTAAAGATATGAATACAGCTCCTTTTAGTAATGATTGGTTGTACAATTCTGTTTACTCACAAGAGAATACAATTAAATCTGCTTTAATGGTAGATGAAGATGAAAGTTGTGATAACTTAGATTTACCTTATGAAATAGCATATTCAAATACAAAGATATTAGGTCAAAACTCAGATGCATTTAGAATCTTCCCTATAAATCAATTTCATGATATGGAAGGTCAGTATGGTGAGATTAACAGAATAGTTAATTTTAAAAATGAAATATATGTTTTACAAGATAGTGCTTTTTCTAAATTATTAGTTAATCCACTATCTATGTTAAGTGATGATTCTGGAACCTCTTTATTTACTGGGACAGGAGAGACTGTAGAGAATCATATTTATATATCTACTAAGTATGGAACTAGGCATAGGTTTAGTGTAGCTGCTAGTGAAAAAGCATTGTATTTTGTTGATGTTAATTTTGGTAGACTATTTAGATACGATACAGAAAAGTTAGTATCTTTAGGAGATGCTTTAGGTCAAAGAAACTATTTAAGATATATTACTAAGCATTGGGAAATGATATCTAAAAAGATTTGTACTCTTGATAGTGGAAGTGGGGCTCTTTTTGGAACCGCAAGCACAATCCATCCCTCTAATACAGATGTATGGCATGGTATTTATACAACTGATATAAATAGTAAGGAAAAAATTGGAAGAAATTATAAGGGGGATAATCCATTAAAATTTATAGGTATTAATTCAATATTTGATTATACTAATAAAGAGTTAATGGTAACTTTTCACAATAGTGCATCTGGAACTACCAGAAGGGTTTTTGCAAATCCAGAAAATTTACATTCAATGGGTAGCACTACAGATGGACAGCCTATATCTCACTCTGAAACATTAGTATATAACGAAGGTATAAATGCATTTACTTCTAAATACACTGTAGCTCCTCCACAATGGCTTACAGGCGCGCAAGGAGCATTTATTTTATGTCCTGAAAATCAATTAAGTGCTTACGAAATACAAAACTGGAGTTATAGAAATACTCACGGCTCTTATAATCAAGCTGGTTCAAATGATAGTAGTAGTTATATAGATTTTAGAGTTAATCCTTTAAGATTATGGATTTGGGATAAGCATGACAAAGGTAAAAAAACACATTTCTTTGGAGAAAAAATAGGTTATATAACCACCGAAACACAGGCAAATATCAACGACGTAAATGATGATGTAACCGCTAAGGTTAAAACTTATGACTCTAAAGATTACGCTCATGAATCATATATAGTAAAAGTAGTTAATTCTGAAGCTTCTGATGCAAAGATATTTGATAATGCTGAAATTATTATAAGACCTGCTAACATTCCCTTCACTGACATAAAATATATTACAGATACTTCTATAGACAATGTATCTGCATATTCAACTATACACGATAAAACCATTACTATTGATGAAAAAGAACAAATTGTAATTAATAGAAGATGGGATTTTAATGACAGTTCTGAAGGTTGGTATTTTTATGATGGAACCGCTTGGGCTACTGAAGGATCTATAATAAATACAGGATTAACAGTTGGGGTTACAAGTGTTCATCATACCGCTACAAATAATGGGAAGTATTTTTTCTGTGATGAAGCATTGTTTACTGCTATGGCTGGATATCCAAATTGGCATAATACAAATATAGATGTAATTCAAGTACGAGCAGGAGTAGAAATATGGACAGGGAGCATAATAGTTTGGGATTCAACTGCTGGTAATTCCACTCCATTATCTGGTACTGGTAGTATGCATGGTAGAAGAGTAAGTGGATCTGCGGCAGGTCAATGGCAAATAGGAGATATAATTATGACATCTTCTTTTGGTTCTACATTAACATTAGATTATCAAGGAGACGGATCTAGTGGATCTTGGTCATCGTTTAGAAGTCCTAATAATAAATATGGATTTAATCAAGGTGGAGGAGATCAATTAAGGCCAGATGATAGAGGTTTCGTTGGAAAGTATAATAACAAAGTTAGAATGCGTGTTAAAAGAACTGAGATTGGAAGTTGGCAAGGAGATATTTTTTGGACAGGTACTGATATTAAAAGATCTCTTGTAGGAACACCATTAACTTACGTTGAAAGTTCTGCAAGAAAAGCACACATACCTGAGCCTCCAGGAACAGGTGATTTTGGACAAGATGCTAATGGGGTAGATATTGTAGGGGGAATAGATCTTGATTTTGTAATTTTAGAATGGGATATGAGTGATTCAGCAGAATGGGATGATGCTAGAATTGAACAAATAAGGATAGATTTAGATTCTAGTACGGGAACATACGAAGTTGATTGGATAGAGATTATAGGATTAAAAGCTAGTAAATATATTGACGGAGTATTAAAAACACCATTAAGAACTGATAAAAGTAAAGGTAGAACTAGAGGCACTTGGTCAAAAATCAAATACTCTGCAAATACTACAGAAAAATTTAATATCTTTGCAATACTTGCAAAGTACCGTAAACAACTATAAATAAAGCTATGTCAGGATATCAAAATATAATGAAAGCAATGGAGCAGTTACAAGGAACTGGTATAACTCCTAACTTTGCCAATAAAGGAAATAATCTTACTAATATTAAAACTGGAGGAGTTAATCCTTATTCATCAAGAGCATATACAGATTTTAGTTATAGAGACTTAGCTAATCAAGCAGCCCCTATACAAGATGAAAGGCAAATGTATTCTGATTTAACAAGCGGTTTATCTGGTCAAGATCAATTATTAATGAAAGGAGCTAAGGGGTTGCAAGCATATACAATAGCTGATAAGGTTAGTCCATATCTCGCAGACGTAGGAACAGGAATAGTAAATGCTACTAATCCAGCAAGTATGAACGCTTCTATGCAAAGCTTTAACTTAGCCCCTGCAGCTGCAGTATATAGTGCATTTGGTACAGACAACAATCCTTATACCTTTACAGATCAAGAAAAATGGGGAGGTACAGCATCTAATATGATGGCTGCACATCAGGCATCTAAATTTCTTACAGGTAAATTTGCTGGAGGGTCTGCTATGAAATTAGGAGCAGGAGGTGTAAACCCTTATGTTATGTTAGCAGCATTGGCATTTTCTTGGTGGAATAATAAAAGAAGAAAGAAGAAAGCTAGAAGAGCAAATGAAAAAGTAGCGAGAGAAATAGGAGATGAGCAAACTAAACAATACGAAGAAAGAGCAGATATAGTAGAAGATTATAGAGACGAACAATTAGCAAAATATAATCAACAAATGCATATGGACACACAATCACAATACTCAAATCAATACGGAGGAAACTACAGCAATAGATATATGGCTGCTGAAGGAATGAAGTTTTCTCCACAAGAATTAAATAAAATAGCTAAAGCTGGTAGAAATGGTGATACTATGCTAGCTCATATAAACCCACAAGAAGCTGCTTTGCTAAAATCTTTAGGTGGTAGCGGAACTATAAATCCCAATACAGGACTACATGAATACGGATATGGTAATCCATTAAACGTTCTATCTGATATTGTTGGAGGTGTTGGTGGTGTTGTGTCTGATGTTGTTGGAGGTGTTGGTGATGTTGTAACTGGAGGTATTGATACAGCTGTAAGCACTGGTATAGACGCACTTCAAGGAGCTGGAGATGTTGCAAGTGATATAGGAAGTGGGGTGAGCGATATTGTTGTTCCTGTTTTAGATCCAGTTTTTGATGCAGCTGGTAATGTTATTGATCCAGTAATGGAAGGAATCCATGATGTTGCAGAGCCTATAATGGAAGGTGCTACTGACATGTTTGGAAATGTAATTGAAGGCACGTTAGATGGTGTAAAAACTTTAGGGTTTGATTACCTTATGCCGTTAGGAGAAGGAATTTTAAGTCCATTAGGGTATCTAGCACAAGAAGGTATAAATTTTATAGAAGGTTTATTTGGAGGAGGTGGTAATGAAGGTCCAACTTTTGCAATGCCTGAAAATTTTAAAGGTTATGATCAAAAAAGACAAGCTGTTTCACAATTACCAGTAAGAGGTGGCGAGCAAGTAATGTCAAATATTAAAGGCCCAACCATAAACCCTGGAAATAAAACTAAAAAGAATCTTGTTTCAGGTGACTGGACAGGATTTAAAGAAAGCGATTTTTTAGCTGAAAATGTTTTAGAAGAAACAGATTACGCTGCACAAGGAATGAAGTATAAATATTATGCAGGAGGAAAAACAGAAGATATTGTTGCTGAATTTACAGGCAATGAATTAATTGTTAATGACCAAGCTAAAGTAGAAAAAGCTTTAGAAGCTGGAAACTATAGAGCTGCTGCTGCTCCAATTAGAAGAGCAATGAGCCAAAGATTAATAACGCCTGGACCTGAAACACATGGTGGGAATCCAATGCCTGTAGATAAAGAAGGTAACATCTACGCTAAAGGTGGTAAGCTTAAATTTAAAGTTAAGAAAGGTGCTGGTGTATATGATCATGCAACAGATCAATTTAAACCAACTATGACTGATAGAGAGATAGCTATGACAGCCTACAATAATATGAAGAAGTGGGAATCAAACGGAATGGCATAATGGCATTACCAGGAAAAAATAAAGTATCAATAAAAGAGGTTTATAATTATTTAATGACTAAACCTAATATGACCAAGAACAAAGCCTTGGGAATTATTGCCAATATACAAACTGAATCACTTTTTTATTCTGATGCAGTTGAAATGGGAGATGTAAAAAATAAAGGCATAGGTCTTTTTCAACATACATACAAAACAAGAAAAAAAGCGTTTTTAGAAGCGGTGCCTGATTGGAAAACAAATTGGAAGGGACAAATAGATTTTGCTTTATCAGAACCAGAAGGACAGGCTTACCTTAATAAAAGCTATAAAGATAAAGCGGCAGCTACAGAGGATTTTATGAAAAACTTTGAAAATCCTAAGGATCAATCTTCAAAGGCAATACAAAAAAGAATTGATAATTTAAATATAATTAGCTTTAACGAGGATAATGACGAAATAATTGTTACTGAAAAAGCTCCAACCAAAGAAGAGCAAGAATTAGCAGAAGAAGGTAAAAGTCCTTATAGAGAAAAAGAAGAAGAAGAGATGCCTGGTCTATTGCCAGAGATTAAGGTAGAGGGAGAATCTAAAGAGACAAGTAAAAAGAAATACAGAAAAGATGTTTTAGATAGAATATCTGGTAGAGACGAATACTTAAAATACTTAGAAGATAATCAAGATGCTTTTAAAGAATTAAGTATTATAGAAAAAAACTTAAAGTCTTTTAGTAAGGGAACAAAAGAATATAATGACCTTGCAAAAAGAAAAAATGAATTAATAAAAGATCTTACAAAGAAAGAAAACATACTTAAAGAAGATTTGTATAAAAAAGAATTAAACAATTATGTTAATTCAGAAAACAATGCAAGAGAAGAACAATCCAGATTAGAAAAAGAACTAAAAGGATATATTGACGCTAAAGAAGAACCACCACAAGATTTAATAAATCAAATAGCAAAAGCAAGAAAAGAAAAAGAGGAAAGTGGTAATAGAGTAAAATTATTAACTAAACAAGACTGGAGGGATTATGATATTAGCCCAGTACAACAAGGGTATAATCAAAACATTTTGCTACCTGATGGCACTATAGATATAGAAGAAAGTAAAACAACACCTATACTACCAAGCTCTTTAAGTGATGATAAGGAAGAGGATATTGTTTATAATGTTGTTGATGAAAATACTGATCAAACACAGATAATAGAAACTCCAGTAGTTGAAACTACTACAGAAGATGTTGTAGAACCATCAGCAGAAGAAGAAGATGCTATAACAGAAACAGAAGACTCTACAATTGATTCTAACTATAGAATGAATCAACTAGGTAATGCTGGTAAAGCATTATTTGAAGGTGCTGGTAAAGTGTTAGATTACGTTGGAGGTCCAGGAGGTATTATATCTTACGTGATGGGTAAGAAAGGATTGAAAGAGGCTATGAAAGAAGTAAAGCCTCATGCAAGCGCACAACTATCACCTATGTTTATGCAGCATCTTAGACAAAGTAGAGAGATTGCTAAGAAAGGATTTCATCCTGATCAAGCTAGGGTGATTCAAAAAGAAATGGATGGTGCTTATCAAAAAGGATTAGAGAATGCAGTTAGAGGTTCTGGAGGTCAAAGAGCAAGGTTCTTAGCGTCTTCTGGTATATTAGACGCTCAAAGATCGTCTGCATTATTAGATTATGCTGCTAAAGATTCTGAACTACAATCAAAGAATCAAGAGAAGTATGAAAAGCTTATGATGTTTAAAGAGAATTTTGATATACAACAAACAGAAAAAGAAAGAGCTGAAGACATGGAAAGACAGGTAGCTAATAAGAAAGCAGCAGCTACATTTACATCAGCTGCATTTACAAACCTTATGTCTGGATTTGGAGGAAGCGGCAGCTCTCTTTTAAACAGAAACAATACAAGCAATCTTTACAATACAATAGAAGGATTAATGAGTAACCAGGGGAACACAGGAACAGATAACAAATAATTATGGGAATAGATTATGGATTTTTTGATGCTTTAACAGGCCCAATGAAGGCAGCTGGAGATATCCAAGCAAATCGTGATGCTAGGGCAATGCAGCAAATGCAACAACAGCAACAAATTAAAAATCAACAATTACAAGAGCTAAATAGAGACCAAGCATATCAACAACAATTATCAGCAGCTACAAACCAAGCATTAAAAGATATATACACTGATAATGGATTTGCAAGACAAAAAGATGTAGATGATTTTACGAATTGGCACACAGACTTATCTGGATGGAAAAACATACAAGATGTATTAAGAGAACATGGCTCTATAGACAACGCTAGGCTAAATGGTAATTTAGATTATTTAATGGAAGAGTATAAAGCTAATTTAAAAGACAATCCAATATCTAATAGAATTAAACAAAATAAAGCTTCTTTAGAAAAATATCATATAGCAGCTTTAGATCCAAAAAATCAACAATTTATTACGTCAGGCCAAAGTGAAAGATACGAGCAGTTTATAAAAAATGAAACTGATAACTTTGTATTCCACGGATTAAGATCAGATTATTTAGATCAAGCTAGTCAAGCATTAAGCATGTCAGACCAATTAGACTTAGATGAGGTTATAGGAAGTAATTATCAGGCCATTATAAAGGACATGATTAATGATCAAAATCCTGATGATCCACAAGCATTTATGCAATCATTAAGTCAAGAGGACATTAGAACGTGGGTAGGTAAAGAATTACGCTATGATGAGGGTTCTGGATTCTTTAATGATAAAGGTATATATGGTGTTAAAGAAATTGATACAGAGTTTGCTACAGAAATGGTTAGGTCATTAGATGCTGTAGGAAGCACTGGTATCGCTAAGGGTAGTGATTATTTTAGAAACAGAGATCAAGGCATATCATTTAAAGAATTATTTGACGGAACAGCTGCTATGGATTGGGATAGATTAGGAGGCTATGACAAGAATAACGAAATGAAAAACTACAAAGGCATAAGAGCACCTTTTGCTAAAGGAAGACAAATGGTTGGTAGTGGTAGAGTATTTGCTAATAATCAAATGCTTGAAAATGCTATAACACAATCTTGGGCTGGCGATTATGGAGATGAAGCTAAATCATCTAGGTATAACTCTAAATCACGTCAAGTAAACGATATAGCCATGCAAGGTTTGTATGATTCAAGAGGACATAAGATTACAGACAGCGATATAGCATCTACTTGGTTAACAGGTGCGGGCTCATGGCAAGAATCAGAAACAGATGACTTAAGATTAACTGGATATCATATTGCTTTAGAAGGTAAGAATAAAGATGGTGATGCATTCTTACTTACAGACGTTTCTAATGAGGCAGATATGAATAAATTAAGAGAACAATACAAAGATACTGTTTTTGATTATGTTGTTGTTGCAGAGCTTATAGACGATGACATGGTAAGTCATGATGATGCTTATTATAAGAAAGTAGACATGGGAGACCCTACAATTCAAGCAGCTTTAAATGAAAAGATAGATTCTACAGATTTAAATAGGGTTAAAACTCAAATGGCAACATACGAGCAAAGTTTAGCTCAAAAAACATATAACAATAAAAGAAGAGCGTCTAGCAATGCTATATTACAAAAACAAATGAATTTACCTTCCGCTCCTGCTGTAGATGAATTTATAGGCGCTTATGACCAATCTTTATCAATAGGATTAGGTATGGCTAATGTTCCTTCAGCAAAAATTCAGAAAGCTATTCCTTTGTTAATGTCAGATTTATACGTAGATTCGCGTCAAGAAAGAGAGTATCCAGTACAAATTGGAGATAAAGTAGCAAGAAACTCTTCTGAATATATGGCTTTATCTACACAAGTTCTTAAGAAAGGATTAATTAATGGAAGCCCAGGAGTACTAGATATGTTAAAAGCAATACAAGAGGGTAACTATGATGTATATAGTCAAGGTATAATGCCTGAAAATAGATACAAGCAAAGCAGAAAATTAAGCAAACAAATATCACAATACCAAAATTAGTATGGCAGAAGACTATAGATCAGGATTAAATATGTTGTTAGGTGATTTAGCAAAAAACGATGTAAGAGTACCTAGTCCAGAAGAAGCAATCAATCAACAATATGATGCTCCTATGGAGGGACCATCTACATTAAGCTCAATGATACAAGGGCTAGATAGCTCAGGGCAACAAAATATAACTTTTGATAGAATGGCTCAAGGTCAAGCTGCTTCACAGTTAGCTGCTGATGAGTATGGTAAGTTAGATGAATTAAAGTATGGTTCTGCTCCTGATCAACAAATAGTAGACCCTACATCAATGATAGGCTCTACTGGAGAGAGAGTAGAAAGAGGATTAAAAGCAGGTTGGGGTGATTTATTATACGGTACTGGTGAGACAGTAGATTTTATTAATGCTTGGGCTAGACCAGGAGATGTAGAGCCATCTACTTCTGTTGGCGAATGGTTTCAAAAGATAGGTACAGAATATCAAAATGAAAATGCATTAATTCTTTCTGAAGATTTAAAAGATATTACTTTTCAAGATATGTTTAAAGGAGAATTTTGGTCTTCTAAAATATCTAGATTAGTTCCTTACGCTATGTCATTTGTTATACCTTACGGAGGAGGTGCTAAAGCAGGGGCTTCATTATTAGGTAGATTTGGAGTGTGGTCTGCTAAAGGTATTTCTAAAGCTAATAAAGCAGGTAAGATAGGTGTTAATGTTGGAGCTATGGGTGGAGGTATAGGAATGGGGGCTAATGCAGTAAAAGGAACTGGTTTGTTAGGGAAATTAGCCACTGACGCTGGGAGATTAGGATATGGACAAACTAAACTTATGCGTAATGTTGGTGGTTTTATTGGAGGGGGTGCTGCTGCGAATATGGCAGAAGGAGCTTATCTTTCTGGAGAAGCATATTCAGAAATGTTACACGAGGTAGATGCTAATGGAAATAAATTATTTACTCCAGAAGAGGCGGCTAATCATGCAGCTGGTGTAATGTATGATAATGCTAAATGGATGGCAGTTGATATGGTTCAATATGGATTACTATTTGGTGGTATAGGTAAAAATATGGCTAAAAGATTATTACTAAACCCTCTAAAATCAAATCCATTTAAAGCTAGCATAAAAGGACTTACCTCTTATGCTGTAAGAAAAGTATTGCCTAATTTACCTGCAGCAGGAGCTTATGCAAGTGTTGAGGGGATAACAGAAGGGATTCAAGAAACATATCAAGAATGGATAAAATATAAAAACATACAAGAGGCTAAGGGTGAAGATCATTTATCTATGACTGATTGGGTAAAAGATGATTACGGAAACTATAGACCAGAAATTAGAGATTTATTTTGGTCTTCTGTAGGTTTAGGAGGGGCTATGGGTGGCGCTAGAGGTTATTTTGATTCAGCTGCTGCAAGACACGCTGCTCTTGATGAGCATCAAGAAGCTATTAATACTAATGCTAAAATATTAGATGCGGCTAAAACACCTGAACAGTATTATGCAGCCGAAGCTATGGTTACTGATAATACTATGGCTATAAACATATGGAACTACAAGGGTGATGGATCTTTTTTGTATGAGTATGCTGAAAATATGGTTAAGGATAAAAAAATGTCTAGAGAGGTAGCTGACGAATTTATAGTAGCTATAGAGGCATCAGAAAAAAATTATCTAAAACATTCTGCTAATAGTATGTTAACAGAAGCTGGTGCAAAACAAGCCTTCTTTAGAGAAACAAGAAAGTCTAGAAATTTATCTCAACAAGCAATACAAAAAGCTGCATACGAAACAGATAAAGCACATATTGTTGAAAATATAAAAAATGATAAAAAACAAAAGAAAGCGCTAGAAATTTTAGAGCAAAATCATTTATCTATAATGGAAACATTAGACCAAGATATGGCTGTTTTAAATAGGGAGATAGAAGACATATACACTTTAAGAGTAGACAAGGCTCCTATAGCGGAATCTACAGGTAAAAGAGATGCTAGATATAAAGTTCAAGGTCTTACTAAAGATGAAATGAAAATATACTCTCAAGAAGAGTCTAAAAAAGCGGAAGCGGAAGCTAAAAAGAAAGCAGATGCAGAACCCTCTCTTATTTCTAAAGTTGTAGAAGGAGCTAAAGAATTAGGAGGTAAAGCTGTAGAAGGAGCTAAAAGTTTATTTGGTAAAGCTAAAGATAAAGTTACATCAGAAGAAACTAAAAAAGCTATAGAAGACGTTAAAAAATATACTAAAGAAGAAATAACTCCTTCTGCTAAAGAAAAATTAGTTAAAGCTTTAGAGGCTGGTAAAATAGGAGTGAAGGCTGCTTTAAAAATTATTGGTAGTGGTGTAGATAAAATCATTAACAATAAAGACGTAAAAGAAGCCATAGAGAAATTTAAAAAGGCTAAGAAAGAAACAGTAGAAGCTGCTGAAGAAAAGAAACAAGAGTCTGACGAAGACGTAAAAAAAAAAGACCAACCTCAAGTAGTTCCTAAAACAGAAGAGTACAGTAAAACAGAAGAAACTCTTAAAAAGAAAGGGATACAGTTAGAAGCTGCAAGTATATCTAAGGTAGTAGATAAAGAAGGTAAAGCAAGTACTACTAGCTATATGTTAAAAACAGCTACAGGAAAAGTTATTAAGTTTTTTACATCTAAACCTTTTGGAGCAGAGGCTCTAACAAAAACACCACAAAACATAAAGTTAAATTTAGTAGAGCCAGTAGCTGGTAAGGCTGATGTAGTTGAAGTAAATGGTAAGCTATACTTTCAACATCAAAAAGGCGCTCCATTATACGAAAGTAAAATTCAAGTTATTGTAGGAGACAAGGTTATTGGTCAGTTAGAATATCAAGAATATAAAAAAGATAAAGGTATTGTAGATAGTAAATTTATTGATGTAGAGTCTGACACTATAGGTAATTTATTAAAAAGAATTGCTGAAGAGTCAGATAAATCATATTTTAGAAATATAGCAAGGGTTTTATTAGGCCTTAATAAAAAGGCATTTTTAGATCTTGTTATTAAAGATGGGCATGTAAAAGGAGCTGACCAAACAGTGTTAGGAAATACTAATAAAAAACAAGACAATAAAGGAGGTGTTATATATACTATATCATTTAGCAAAGAAAACATAAAGAAGTTTGCAGAAAAGACAGAAAGGTCTTATGATTCTGTTTTTGCTGAAGTTATAATGCATGAAACTATACATGCAACAACAATGAATTTGCTAGAAATAAAGAAAAAGGCTCCGCAAGCATTAAAGTATTTATCAAAAGAAGAAACTCAATTTATAAATGAAGTAGAAGGGCTGTATAGTATATATTTATCTCAATCAAAATCCTCAAGATCTAGGTTTAAAGCGGTTGATAATATACATGAATTTCTTACATATTCATTAACGAACCCTGTTTTTATGGGTTATTTAAATAAAATAAAAGTAGAAGATTCTACTATTTTAGATAAGTTATATGAATACATAGCTAAATTGTTTGGCGGGGATGCTACTGCTTATAAATCAATGTTCGCTTCATATGCAAAATATGTAAAAAGTGGAACGCCATTAGAAACATCAAAAACTCTTGAAGGGCAAAAAGGCCCTACTAAAAAAGCTAAAAAGAAAGATACTCGCACTATAGATAAGGTAATAGGTTCTGTTAAGCAAACAAAAGAAAGTTTTAAAAAATTACTTGATAAGTCTTTTAAAAATATCCCTGCACAAGAGGATATATTAATTAATCGTAATCTTGAAGTATATACTCACTCAGGATTAGGGGCAGCAGCATTAACTAGAAGCATTGTGCAAAAACAATTCCCAGGTGCACGTGGGTATGTAATATCATCTAAGCTAGCAGACGACTATGGGCAAGAAGCTACATCTTTAGCAATAGGTTCTGTTGTTTTAATTAATGAGAATCAAGTAGAACAAACTGATTTAATACACGAATTAGGACATGTGTATTACGGCTTAATGGAAGACACTCCATTAATGAAAAGAATTAAAAAGCTTTTACCAAAGTCTGCTGAATATCAAAGAACAAAAAGAAATTACCCTGAATTAATTCTTATGAATTACAACGGTAATAAAATGACTCTTGGTAGTATCTATAAAAATATATTAATTAATAAGCCTGTAGGAGAAGAAGGTATACTTACAAATATATCAGAAAATATAGCGTTAGCAGAAAGGCAAGGTGATAGCGCAAAAAGTACAGAGTTTTTTAATGAATTAAGAATACAATTAAAACTACAAGGAATAAAAGATGTTAGGGTAGATCAACAAAAACATCTACTTGAAGAGACGTTTACTAGAACGTTAGAGCTTTATTCTAAAGGAACGGTTGATTCAATTGTAAAAGGATCAGAAGCTCAAGAATTATTAAAGAAAGATTTAATTGAGTTTTATAAAAAGACTAAGAAATTAGCCACTGATGAAGAAGCTAAAAGACTTTTAGATTTATCTGTAGATAATATACAGTCATTAGACTTAGAGGCTTCTATTAAGCACATCTTACTAGACTTTAATTCTGGAGAACGTACTATACCTGTAGTGCAAAACTCTGCTTATGGTGATATTAAAAGAGCTAATAAGAAAGCATTTGCATCTAGAGCTACATACTCAGCGGTATCTATGTATATAGGAGATTTTATAGGTAGAAATTTAACTCCTACTGTTATGACTAATAGAGTTATGAAAAGAATAGCAGAAGACTCTAATTTAAAAGTTACAGATGTTAAACAGTTAAGAGAATACGTAAAGGCTATTATAGTTCAGATTACTAGACCTGCAGATTTAAAGTTAGCTGATAAAGTATTAGACAAACAACTTTCTGAAATAGGATTAGATTTAAATGAAAAAGAAAATATGGATCAGGCTTCTGAGTCAGATCAATACAAAGAATCTAATAAGATAATTGCACTACCAACAACTACATCTAACTTTATAAAAAAGATTACAGAAGTTTATAACTTTAAAAATCCTGATAATATAATTAATAGAAAAAAGCTGTTATATGATTTATATGTTATAGCTAAAAGTACACAGAATGATCCATTTGATTTTATCCCTACATTAAGAAAGTCTGATAGTGCTGAGATTATGGCTATGCTAAGAGTATTAGATGGTGTTTATGGTAAAGACAAAGTTCTTACTAATGCTAAGTTAATGGAGCTTAAAGGTCCAATAGAAGGTATTAATATAGAGGTTTTAACTCAACAAGCGTTAGAGATAGGATATATGGGTGCTAGAAAATGGAGAACTTATAAAACCATGAGTAAAACTCTAGAGGCTGGTGTTATAAATGATGTTATGAATAATCTCAAAGAAAATACAGCTAAAGGGAAAAGAATAGCAAAAATATATGACAACTTATTTTACGATTCTAAAGAGAATAAATTCAAAGAAGTTCTTGATGAGAATGATATAAACACTGCCGCCAAAAGAGTTTTGTCTGAAATTTTAGACGATACTAACAAGGGAGTTTTAATAGACAAAGATGCTTTATTAAATGCAAGAATATTATTTAAAGATAAAAGGCAAACATTAAGCCAGATACTTTTTGGTCATACTAGATTTAAAAATGGCAAACCTAATTTAAACAATCAATCCTTAATGGGTATTACTAAAGAAGGTAAGTTTGCTGTAGAAATAGGAAAGTATCAGGCTAAAGGACTAATATACGGCAAGCAAGGTGAGTTAAAAGTAATACTTACAGAAGGTCTTGTAGCGTCTAGGGCTATTAACTACTTATCTATGGTAGATAATGTAGAAGGAGATGGTATAAGTATATTTAATAAAGAGAGTGGTTTACATAATAGAGCTAAAAATGTAGCAACTATTATAAACAATGAAACTATTATAGAGTCAGATAGTGTTATGCATCCTGATAATAATATTTATGCTGATATGGCTTTTAGAAAAAAGCAAGCTGGAGTATTAGCTAATAGCGAAGGTAAGGTAACAAATAATCCTTTTAACTTTACTATACACTCAGGAATGATGAGAACATTAGTTACAAGAGCTGATGGTGTTAAATATGAGGGTAGAGCATCAAAATTAAATAGCGTAACTCCTAGTGAGTTAATAGCAGGTGATTTCTTTAGTTTCTTATCTAAATACAATGAGTTAATGGCTGGTAACGAAGCTATGGGTATATATGATCAAGCTATTGCGGTATTTTCTGACAAAAGTAGAAGGTACTATGTAGAGAGTATTATAGCTCATAACGATAAAATGAAAAAGTTATTGCTTTCTAAAATAGAAAAAAATCCTGTATATAAGAAAAAGGTTAAATATCTTAATTATGAAAAAGCTTTAAAGTCTTTAAATGAACAAATAAAAAAAGAAAAAATATCACCAGCTAAAGCTAAAAATCTTAGAAAAAATCTTGAATTAAAATACACTATATTTCCATACACTATAAGTAATGGCAAGATTAAAGAAATGCCTGCTATTATAGAAAGGTGGAAAGAATATGCAAATAAAAATGCAGAGCTATTTAAAGGTAATACTGATTTAAAAGAGGTTAAAAATTTAGACGCTGCTTTAGATGCTTTTTTAACATCTTATATTGCCAATAAGTTTATGGCTCAACAATTGTTTGTACATGATCATAGACAATCTAAAGACCAAATAGACTATATTAAAAGAGCTGCTGGGTCAATAGCTAGTCATATTGTATTTGATAGAAACACACAAATAGAACCTATTATTATTAAAGATTATTTTGTTGATGAAAATAATAATATAGGAACTGAAGAAAAAGAAGGTACTGCTATTGAGAATGATGCAATGGGATATGTTCTTCCTGAGCAAGCTAAATACATTAGAGCTAAGTATGGAGAGGTACAAAAGGTAGGTAATGTATTTAAGTTTGTATATCACTATACAGAAACAGAAGGTAAGCTAAAAGGAAATACAACATACTTAAAGTTTGCTGTACACACATTAACACCTAAGCTAGAATCAACAAGTCCTTATCTTAAAAACATAGGGGATATGCTTAGAAAAAGACAAGAACAAGTTCAAGAAATGTCTAAGACTCCAGGTAATCTTGTTATAGCTGCATCTGAATCTGCTGCTAAATTATTCTTTGACGGACCTTCTGGTAAAACAGGAAGTAAATATGTATACGATATATCTACATCTGAAAATATAGATCAAATAATGGCTAGTCAAGACGAGATATATAAAGGAGATAATGGCTATCAAGCATTATCAGGAGAAGGGTTAGGCATACAATTAGAATTAGATAAACAAGTAAGCGAAAGATTTTTCCCTTCTCAATTATTCTATAATCTAGCAACAAATATAGACACTAAAGAAGAGCAGAAAATTATAGAGGAAATGTTTATATTAAGACAAAGAGTAATGGAGGCAAATAATTACTCTAGAAATAAAGCTGGTGAAGAAAATGGTCTTATTGTAGATAATACAGCTACAGAAAAGCAGGTGTTACAAGAGAGAGATGGATTTAAATCTTCTGTAAGCGCAGATATTTTTGGTGTATTAATAGACTCTGTTTTCCCTAAAGTTGACCCTAGATATCCTTTTGTTAATGCAGTTTACAACTCTATAGCAACAGGACGTATAACACACAAAGGCACTAAGATGTACACTAAAGGATCTATTGCTTATCAATCTGCAAGTTTAGGTATGGGATTACAGTCTTATAAAAAAGGTTTATTTAAAGGTGATGAAAATGTAATTGCTTCAGAAGCTATTGTTCCTGGATACCTACAAAAACAAGGAGTTAAAAAAGGAGACTTGTTTATTGGAACAAGAGTACCTTCTCATGGTAAGGTAACTAGTTCTATTTTTGTAGTAAAAGATTTTCATGAGCAAATAGGAAACTCACCAACATCTAATATAACTATACCCGCACATGTAAGTAAAAACTGGGGAGCCGATTTAGATGGAGATGCGGTTCACATGAATTTTAAATGGACAAATGCAGAAGTTAAAAAGAAAGGTAAAGAATGGAGAGAGTTTTCTAATGAGTTCTTTGATAAATATGTACAGTTAATCAGCCAACCTAAAAGACAGGCTGAAATTAAAGCTGATATTAACTTTGAAAACGATGCTAAGGCAGCTATTGCTAAAGCGGAAAGTGTTTATGGCTCTAAAGCTAAACAAGAAGAATCACAGCTTACACCTATGGGTGATGCACAAATGTTTGAAGACAATGTACCAGCAAAGAACTTAGTTGGTATAATCGCAGCATTACAAAGAACGTTTAATATATTTTCTAACACAGAAGAAAAACTACCTTTTAGTATAAAGATTAATAATAAAACAGAAGACAAATTTTTTGATGATTCTACATTAGAGGGTGGTGTAGGTAATTGGTTTGGTGTAGCACAGCTTCTTAATATAGCATTAGACAACGCTAAACATCAATTTGCTGGGAAGCTTGGTATAGATATGCAAAGTGTATTTCCTTATGTTACTTTAAGAAGATTAGGGTATTCCTTAAATGATTTATCAGTATTATTTAATTCTCCTATAGTGAAAGAGTATATGGAGTTTAAAAGAAGTAGAAGTAAAAACTATATATCAAAAGATAGTGATATTAAAGAAATGTTTTTAGAAGATCAAACTATAAACTTTAACGAGTTAGTTATGTTCTTAGAAAAAAGAGGTATAAAAGGACTGACAACTAAAAGCAATAAGCCTGGACAAGCTTACAAGCGATTTTATAATGAAAAAAATTGGCAAAAGTTAGCAGACAGAATAACAAAAGGTATTGAAATAGATTTAAATGCATTATCTAAAGGAGATGCTAAAGCAGAGATAGACACTATACTAATGTTATATGGCCTAAACAAATACAATCAAGATATAGTAAGACCTTTTTCTAAAGCGTTTACTGTACATCAAACTATAGAAAAAAATCCTTTAGAACTTAGAAAGATAAGAGATGATATAGCAAGAATACAAGCTGGTCCTGTCATTATAAATGAAAAAGCTAAAGCTGGTGGATTAAACATATCTTACACATTAGGAGCTAGCTCACGTAATAGTATTGTGCAACACGCTATGGGATTATTTGATAGTGTATTAGAAAGAGCTCAAAGGACTGATATAAGATATACTCAGTATATGAGAGATATTATTAATGATGCTACTTTTGAAGAGTTAAATAAAAATAAATTAACTAAGCCAAAAATTATAAATCAAATTATAATAAACAACTTAAAAAATAAAATTGAGTTTTTAAAACCTAATGCACTAAAAGACAACCCTACACTAATAGAAGAGTTTAAATTATTACAAGGGCGTAATAAGGAGAATAAATTTTTAAATAGAATTATAGAGGTTAATGAAAAAGGAAACAAAGTAGTTATTAATAGAGCTGAGATTACAGAGTTTACATCTTATAAAGCTATAGAGCAAATAAAAGAATCCTTTAATCAACTTACTGAAACTGAAAAAGATTTTGTGTTTGCATTAGAGGCGCAGTTTAATGGATTTGGACTTACAGGAGGAGCTGGTGCTGCTGGATCTTTTATACCTTTCTTTGACGATGTATATATAGAAAAGATAAATAAGTCTATGTCTGCTATTATAGAAGAGAATCAAACTAGAGAAGCAAACTTAGTAGGTTCACTTGCAACAGAGTATACAGACGCAAGAAGCATGCTTGGATTAGGTGGTATAATATCTGGAAACCAGAAATACTCTACTGAAGATAAGGTAGACATAGCCTCTAAGTTAGATAATTCTTTTGTAGACCCAACAAGAAAAGCTAAAAAGATAATATCTTCTGAAACATCTTATAATAATGATTATTTAGGTAGCGGTGTTAGAATGTTAGAAATGGATACTTGGGCTAGAGATAAAGGAATTGATTTGTCTAAAATATCTCCAGAATCAGATACATTTACTATACTAAGAAATAGATACGACACATATAGAGAGCAGTATAGATTAGTTAAAGAGTTTGAAGCTAAGTTAGAAAGAAAGCCTTTGTCTAAGTATGAAATAAATGACTTGTATGAGCTAGGAGTTAAGTTTAGAAAGATGGACAACTCAGCTACTAAAGGTATTGCTCATACTATTGAGAAAGAAATAGGACAAAGAGCGTTTAGAATACAATCTGAAAAACTTAGAAAGAAAGGAGCTAGACAAGGATACGAATATAATACTCCTGGAGTTGATGGCGTAGCACAAGAAGATATTAGTAATTTCCAAAAATGGTTAGGGTCTAATGATATGACATCTAAAAGACCTGAGATACAATATCTAATTAACGAAGTACAAGAGGAATATAGAAAATACTTAAGATCCTTTTCAAAATACAAGAATATGATAGAGAGTTCTAATAAATCACTTATTAGATCAAAAATGAGAAGTTTAAGTATTTTAGAAAGAGTGAGGAAAGGATTTGATGTTGATGCAAGATATAAATTTATTTATGGTAATATAGCTACATTAGAAAATGGCAATATTAGATTATTAAGTGAAGAAGAAATAAATCAAAAAGAACTAACTGAAGAAGAGCGTAATTATTATAATGCATATAAAAAAATAGGTAATGATCTTTTAAACGTACAAGATGTTATAGTCCCAGGTATGCAGATGGGTAATATAGAATCAATGTCTAGAAGTGGACTATTTGGTTTATATAACGCCACAATAGACTCTAGTGATTACAATAGAGTTAAAGTTAAGGGTACAGATCAAAACGGTGATAAAGTTTACAAAACTTTTTACGAGTGGAAATATGATGTATATAAAGGAAGAACTGGAGATATTACTTTAAAGTCTGGTAAGAAAATAAACGAATTAGAAAAATTAAGAAAGTTAGCTAAAGACTGGAAGTCTAGAGGCAAACACATGGATGGTTCTAATATACTATTATCAGACTCTGAATATGATGCATTAATAAATAATGGCTCAAGACTTAAAAGAATGATGGGCGATGGTGATACTATTAATAATATAGATGCAGAGTTAATACAAGAGTATGAAAGAAGAAGAGGTGTTAAGGCTGCTACTATTAGTTATGATATACATTCTGGTATGTTAGAGTTTGTAAGAAGCTCGCTATTTATGCATGGAGAGAATTTACAGAAAAATCCAGATGGTTTTAGTGGTATGAATAAAATGTCAGTTCTTACAGATTCTATTATATCGTTTAATAAAAATTTAGATAATAAAAAAGCTGTTGATTATTTAACTAAATGGTGGAAAGAAGGATTCTTAGAAAAGAAGCAGCAAGAAGGGGTCTTTGGTAAAACAGGAGACAAGATTATAGATAGTTTTGTTAGGCTAACATCATTAAGATTACTTGGTTTTAATATGGGTATTGGTGTAGGTAATATACTAGCAGGTAAATATCAAGAGTTACGTAAGCGTGGTGGTAAACAATTTATATTAGGAGAAAAAAGATATTGGATTGATGGTAAAGACAAGTCTTGGGATCTTTTGAAAAAACACAGAATAGTAGAGTATAGTTTTGATGAGTTTATACATTTATCTGAAAGAAAAGGATTATATGGAAAAATAGAAAGATGGTCTTATTACTTTATGGATAGATCAGAGAGTTATATACAAGGAGCTGCTTTCTTAGGAGAACTTACAGAAAGAGAGTATAACGGTCTTGATCCTATTGACGATCAAAGGGTAATGCAAATTAATCATAAGATATCTACATTACATGGAGAAGGATATACAGCTTTAGATGCAAGTATGCTTTCTATGTATTCTTATGGTAGAGCATTACTGCAATTTAAAAAATGGTTTATTACCACATTAAGAGATAGGTTTAAAGCTGAAGATATAGATAGATTTGGTAATGTTAATATAGGTAGTTATAGAGCCTCTAGTGAGTTTGTAGTAAATTTATTTAGAAAGTATTTTGCAGGCGAAATGACAAAGAAAAATATTATGGATATATTTAATGAGTCCAGCCCACAAAGAAAACAAGAAATTATTAATCATTTAAATGGAATAGGTATAGGTATTACTTTACTAAGTTTAATTGCCCTTATGGAAGATGATGATGAAACTGATTCTAACACATTAAGAACAATGAAGAAATTCTCTCATGATGTATTTGTTACTACAGATATGAATAGATTTGTAAATTACACATTAAAACCCTCTTCTTATAGTACGTTAAGAAACTCTACTAAAGCTATAGGTGAAGCTATAAGAGGAGATAAAATCAAAAGATCTAGTGCTTATGGAGAGAAAGGCGAGTCTCAGGCTATCAAAACACTTTTTCATGATGTAGCCCCATTAGCTGAAGTTAGAAAAGATATATCTAATATTTTTTACAAAGGAGAAAAAGGTGAAAAGGAAACAAGTTCATTAATAAGATAAAATTTGTATATTTGTAAAAATTAAAAAAATGAATGTAAACGACTTATTTAAAGCATCTTTTGGTAGTTATGGCTCTGTATATTTGAATGGTGATGGAGCTATACTAGATTTAGATGGATCTACTGCTAATAGATTTATATTGGCAATTACAATGATGGAAGATGTTACTTTTGAAAAAATTCAAACACTAGATGGTGTTATAGGATCTATAAGTACTGATGATACTAATGAAACACAAATAGATGATGCTTTTGGAGCAGTAACAAATTTAGGGGATGATGATGCTTTAGCAATAACTTCAAGTCATACTTTCCCAAAAGGAATTACAATATATGGTAAATGGGATCATGTAGAGCTTAATAGTGGTTCTTGTTTATGTTATTTAGCACCAGTAGGATATTAATATTAATTAAAATAAAAATAAAATGGCACAATTTAATAATCATAATGAATTTCGTTTAGGAGCACTTGGCTCTACCTATTTAACTGGAGATGGCGATCTTATAGATTTAACTGGAGCAACATCAACAGCTTATGTTTGCGCTATAACAATGGGGGCTGCTACTACATTTGAAAAATTAGAAAATTTAAATGGAGAAATAGGATCAATAAGTACTGTTACAGCTGAAAATGATTTAGATGGAGCAAATGGTATTGGAGCATCTGCAAATGGTACTGACGTTACAAGTAGTCACTCAATTGCTGCAGGTGTCACTATTTATGGGAAATGGGACCATGTAGAGCTTAACAGCGGTTCTTGCATTTGTTATTTCGCTCCTAAAGGATACTAGTGTGGGATTCGTACAAAAATTAGCAAAAAGAAGTAATAGAATTAAATCTTTATCTAAGCATGAAAGATTAAAAAACTGTGAATGTAAACATTACTTTAAAGTAAAAATTCCTAAGCTTACTTGGCGATATGTTTTAAATTTAAAAAACTGGAGATAAAATGCCTTCTTACCCAAATAGAAAATACGTTATACTTGAAACTAAAGAGGTAGAGGATATAGATTTTGATAAAATAATAGAAAATTCTATAAAAAATTTAAGGTTTAGTAAAGACGCAAAATATACTTTTATTAAATTTGAAGGAAAGACACCGTCTTTTTATAATGGAAAAGATGAATACACTCATTATGAAATGACTAGTATATTGAATAATAAAAATGGTATTTGGTTTATAGATGAAGATAATAGTCTTTCTTTCATTGATATATTTAATAAAGTAGTGGATAATATTACTTGGAAAAACAAAAACCCTTTTAATTAACAATATGAGTTCACTTGGAATAGGAAATAGCGCAACCAAATATACACCATTATTAGGTGGGTATGAGAATAAGTATGGCCTTCTTTTTGACGGTACAGATGATTATGCTTTAGGTGGTATTAGTGGGCAAGATCCTGAAAATGGAACTATTAAACCTATAAGCCCTAGTGGATTTACTGTTGCTGCTTGGTGTAAACTTGATATAGACGGATCGTCTGACTCATACAATGATAATGGAAATTATGTAATAGTATGCGCCACAAGTAATGGTGGATGGCTATTAAGATATAGTAATAAGAGTTTTCTGTTTCATGTAAAATTAGTTGACGGTGATGGGAGCTTTGCAGCAAACCAACCTATAAGTGATTTCGCTATGATGAGAAATGATGGTAATGATAAGCGGTTTTTACATAGAGAAGACGGATGGCACTTTGTAGTTGGAACTTGGGATGGTGATAGAGTTAAAAATCTTTATCTAGATGGAGGTAGAGATGTAGCTGGTAGTACTGGTGGTAGTGGAACACCAGATTATGGTTCAATGCTAGAAGATTCTGATAGTAAAAAAACAGAATCCGCTCCTTCTGGTGGCGCTTATACTCTAAAATGGGATACTGAAAGTGATAGAAATAAAATAGATATAATAATAGGAGCGCAAGGATTATATGACAGCGGAACAGGAGTGACAACTGCAAATAGTAACTTTTGGGAGGGTTATATAGGAGATATAGCTATTTGGGATAAAGCTTTAACAGACGCTGAAATTACAGCATTATACAATCTACATACACCTACCGATATGTCAACAACTCAACCAGACAATTTACAGGGATATTGGAAGATGGAAGAAGGTAGTGGTACAACATTAGTAGAATCAACTGGAAACGTTGGTACAAATGGAACTATTAGTGGCGCAACTTTTGCTACTGATGTACCTACAACAGATGTGAGTGGATATCCTAATTATCAATAATGGCAACAGCAGCCCAAGAAATAGCGTTAATGAAGAAAGATATAGAAACTTTGAGTGAAGATATTAAAGAGTTGAATGAGAAGATGGATAGATTAATGATTAAGTTACTAGACCCAGATGAGGGTTTAGTAGTTAGGGTTAATAAAAATACTGATCGTTTGGATGAAAGAGATGGTAAAATGAAAGGATGGATGAAAGATTTAGAATCATTTCATCATATGAAAAAATGGAAGGCTGGAGTTAATAAAGCTTTGTGGGTTATATATGCATCTATTATAGCTTTTATAATTAAAACAATATTTTGGGAATAATGATAATAATAACAATAATAATATCTTTAATATTAAGTAGGCTTATTTGTGATTATTTTCATTGTGATAATTTTTGGAAAAAGAGAAAATAAGAAAACTTAGTAGTAAAAATAAAGATTAAACTATGGAAGAGATATTAAAACTAATAGAAGGATATGGGCTGCCATTAATATTATTACTAGGAGCTTTATATGCACTATATAGATTTTTAGTATTTAGCTTATATGAAGTAAAAAATCAATTCTCTCGTCATCACGAAAAAGCCGCTACGAATATTGAGGAAATGAAAAAGAAAATAGATATAATTTTAGAATATATAAGAAAACAATAGTATGAAAGATCTTACTTTAAATATAGGAAATATAATTTGGATTATAGGTATAATCTTCACTATGGGTATGGCTTATAGCCAAATTGCTCAATTAGGAGAAGATATAGAAATCTTAGATAGAAGATTAGAGAAAAAGATTAAAATAATAAACGAGAACGAAGACCGTATAGTGGAGCTTGAAAAAGAAATAGCGAAACTAGAGGGCTGTAACCATAATAAAAAATAAAACCATGAATATACTAGGGAAGATATTTTCAAGCGGTGCTACGGAGCTTGTTAAAGGGGTTGGTGGTGTTATAGATAACTTACATACATCAAAAGAAGAGAAGTTAGCGGCAGAATTAAAAGTAAAAGAACTTTTATCTAATTATGAGATAGAAATGGAACGCCAAGTAACTGCTAGATGGGAGTCAGACATGAAATCAGATTCTTGGTTAAGTAAAAACGTAAGACCAATGACACTTATATTTCTAGTAGTAAGTGCCGTATTAATGATATTTATTGATTCAGGAACAATTCAATTTGTGGTAGATGATGAATGGAAAAGCTTATTACAGTTAGTATTAGTAACAGTAATAGGAGCTTATTTTGGAGGCAGATCTTATGAGAAAATAAAAAAATAGTATGAGTAAAGAAAATGATAATGATGAAAAGCTTTATCATGAATCTATGCAGAACGCTTATATACTAATAACAAATAAGTTAAGTTTTAATGATTTATTTGAATATAATAGATGTTCATTACCTTTTCCTCCTAAAAAAAAGGTGTCTAATAAGGTATTTGACAATTTAATTGAGTATTTTTGCACATTGGAAGAATATGAAAAATGCGCAGAGCTAAAAAAGATTAAAGAATCTAAAAAAAAAATAACAATAATATAAAAATAATTTATTAAATTTGTAAAAATATAAAATCATGCCACAAAATTATACATTCTCAGCATCAACAAACGTTACAGCAACATCAACTACTGGATACTCACAGAGCGCTTCTGGTAGTTTTAGTTTAAATATAACAGGTGTAGATCAAGTAGCTACAGGAAGATTAGATTGCGCTCATGATGGGGACAATACCATTATGGCTGCAGCAGGTTACGGTAGAGCAATCTATGTTCGTAATTTAGATGATACAAATTTTGTAACTGTTTATAATGGGGCTTCTAGTGGTGCTGATCCAATTGCTGTATTAGAGCCAGGTGAATTTTGTTTTACAGTTATACGCTCTACTACTACAACAGTAGCAAAAGCTGATACAGCTACAGTAACCGTAGAATACTTTGCTTTAGAAATAGATACAAACGCTTAATTAATAACATTAAAAAAAATAGATATGGCAACAATGCACACAACATATACAGCTTCAGGATCTTTTACATTAACAGATGAAAAAGGAGTTGTTGTATTTTCATACAATCCTTCTTTTACAGCTGAAACTAATACTACAGCTCATGCATTATATGGAGGAGAGCATTTAGTTCAGACTGGTAACTCGCAATTAGAGTGTGGTTCTGATATTAATGTAGATAGAGTTTATACTTTCTTAAAGCATGTAGATACAGACTATGCTATTACAGTATTGCCTGATTCAGGACAAAATGTTGAAATAAGCCACTTAAAGCCAGGAGAGTTCTTTTTTGCTCCTGTAGATTTAAATGCTGATTCTTCAGGAACTTCTTTAAGAGTTACTGCAGCTACAGCTGATCAAAAATTACAATACCTTATTTGTGACGCTTTAGACAACTAATATAAATAAAACATGAAACTTAAAGTATTAAGATTTAGTAGCCAGGAGGATAGTACTTCTGGCTTACTTTTTTTAGATGGAGACCTTGGTTTAAAATTCTTATGTTATACACTAGAAGATGAAAAAAGAGCTTTAAAGGTTAGAGGTGAAACTAGAGTACCCGCTGGAACTTATAAAATTGAATTAAGAACTGAAGGTGGTTTTCATAATAAATACAAAAATAAATATGGCAGATTTCATAAAGGAATGCTACACGTTACTAATGTCCCGAATTTTGAATATATCCTTATACATACTGGTAATACTGATGAGCATTCTGCTGGATGTTTACTTGTGGGTGATTCGCAGGAAAACAATATCATCATCAAAGATGGCTTCATTGGAAAGTCCGTTAATGCGTACAAGAGAATATATCCAGATATTGCTAAAGCTTTAGAATTAAATCAAGAAGTAACTATTGAGTATGTAGATTTTGATGGGTTAACTAATTAATTACTATGAAATGGATAGGACAACATATATGGGATTTTATATCTAGATTTCGTAGTGACGTCTATTTAGAAGATGTATCTACTGGTACAATAGCTAGTGGTGGTAATCTTGGTCTAGATTCTAATAATAAAATAGTAAAAGATAGTGGGCTTGGTGTTACAGACCTTCATAGTGTTGGTGTAGATGGAGCTAATAATCAACTATTAACAGATGATGGTGATGGCACAATAACATCTGAAGCTAATCTTACATTTGATGGTGATAATTTTACTATTGAATCTGCGACCTCTCAAAAACCAGTTGTAGAAATAAAAAACACTAACTCCGACAACAAAGCAAGTCAACTTCAACTTACTAAAGATAAGGGTGCAGCTGGGGCGGATGGTGATACTATAGGGATAATTACATTTGCGGGTGATAATACAGCACAAGAGCAAATTGATTTCGCAGAAATTAGAGCTCATGTATCTGAAGCTGATGATACTGATGAAGCTGGTAAGTTAACTTTATCTGTGGCTGAAAGCGACGGATTAAACACAGGTTTAGCTCCTGGATTAATACTAGAAGGCGAACATGCTACAGATGGTCAAGTAGATGTTACTATTGCTAACGGAGCTGCTTCAACAACAACTGTTGCTGGTAATTTATTAGTAAATGGTACTACTCATTCTTTTAGTTCCAGTACTGCTAGTAGGCCACTTGTTCAGATAAGAAATAATGCTAATGACACAAATGCTGGTTCCCTGCAATTTTACAAAAATAGAGGTGCTAGTGCTGTAAATGGTGATAAGGTAGGTTCTATTGACTTTTATGGAGAAAACGATGCGGAAGAAGTTATTAATTATGGTAATATTATTGTTCAAGCCTTAGAGGTTGATGATACAGATGAAGCTGGTAAAATGAGTTTTAAAATTGCCGAAAGTAATGGAACTGCTACTGGATTAACTACTGGTTTACTTATAGAAGGATCTGATAATACTACAGATGGAGAAGTGAATGTTACCATAGCTGCTGGAGCGGCTTCAACAACAACTGTCGCTGGGGATTTAACCGTAATCGGAGATGTTATTATGATGGCTAATCTACCAACATCAGATCCATCTAATGCTGGGCAATTATGGAATGATAGTAATACTCTTAAAATTTCAGCTGGATAATAAATAAAATAATTTTATTAAATTTGCAATATGCCAATAATTAAAGATAAATACAAAGCCAAGAGTACTAGAACAACACCTATTATTCAAAGAAATCCTAAAGCTGATCTTATTGAGAGAAGCTCGGATGGAAGCTCTATCAATCTAAATACATCTCAACTTCAAGCTATAGCTACACAAGAAGCTCGTAATAATACAAATGTTATAGGGACGAAGATTCCTGCTACTAACAGTATGTCTGCTAATATTTTAAGCGGGAAAATTGCAGGCTACAATTTAACAGCTCCAGGTACAATACAAAATTTATTTACTTTAAATTCTGGTGAAAAATTAAATAATATAATAATTAATTACCAACACATATCAGGAACGTCAAGCAACATAAATTTATTTTGGAGTTTATATCCTGTAGAAGAAATAGAAAATTTAAGAATAAAAGAAGACGATACATATGATGATAGATTATATAGAATAGTGTCGTCAACTATTAACAGCAATACAGGTCTTAATCTATACGAATTATGTCAAGGTTTTGAAAATATAGATAAAAAAATATACTTTTATGGAGTAGCGAGTGTGGCAGATGATTTAGGAGTAACATTTACTTTCTTAGTTGGATAATCCTACTAAAAGATATAATATCCCTATCTGGCTATCAAAATGGATTTTTATTGATGGTAATAAAAAGAAATATATATTAAATAACTTTATTGTTAAGGGACATAATAAAGGAGAGATTTTTACTAACAAAAAAATTGTTAATAAAGCAGTTAATAAGTTAAAAGGAGGTCGTAAGAAGGGTAAGATAGTTCCTGTAAATTTATCACTGATAAGCCAACATGGATTTGGTATTAATGATAATTAACAAAATATAAAATGTCTTTAAATGATGAAATTAGGGAATATTTATTAAGTAACCCTCACTTAATGCGTAGTAAATACGCAGACACAGCTAAAAAATTTGGCACTAATTACGAGCAAATAAGAACTGTTGCCCGAAACCTTAGAAAGAAAAACCCAGACACAGAGCCTAAAGAAAAGGAAGTTATTAGTTTTCAAGAAACTAAAACAGATGCTATTTTAACTGCTGAGAATTGCACTAGAGTAAAATCTTTAGAGGATTTATTAGCGGCTTGTCAAGTTGATTTAGATAATTGGGAAGTAGCTAAATATGATATAGGAACATATGAAGTAACAGGATTTGATAATGACAGAAATCCAGTAACAGTAACTATGTTTAGGACTAAAGCCTTCTTAAAAAGAATAGAACCTGAGCTTAATATAAAATTAGTTAAACAGCAACTTATTGAAGACTTACGTAATTTATCTCCTAAGGTTTCAAAAATTAAAAGAAAAAGACCTGATGACAGAAATGATTTACATTTATTAGAGATATCAGCTTTTGATTTACATTTAGGTAAGATTGGTATAAAAGGAGATAAGTATAGTATGGATATAGCTGAAGAACGTCTTTTAAGCGCGATAGAGCACTTATTATATAGAGCACAAGGGTATTACATAGATAAGATACTTTTTATCGTAGGGCACGATTTATTAAATTCAGACAGAGATTGGCCTGTACCTGCGACAACAAGAGGAACCCCTCAATTTAATTCAGATTACCATATAGATATGTATAGACAAGCTAGAAAGCTTATGATTAAAGCTATTGATATACTATCTGAAGTAGCTGATGTTCATGTTATGGTAATACCAGGTAATCATGATAGAGAATCAGTTATGCATTTAGGCGATACACTAGAGCTTTATTATGATAACAATAAAAATGTTAAGGTAGATAATAATGATTGTTTAATGAAGGCATTGCCTTATGGTAACAACCTTATTATATCTGATCATGGTGATGGGCCTAAGATAGCAAGTCTTCCTGGAATTATAGCTCAAAGATTTAAAAACTTATGGAGTGATACTGTATATGTGGAAGTTCATAGAGGTCATTACCATACTAATAAAGCCATGAAGCTGCAGGCTATAGAAGAGCTTAACGGTATAACTGTTAGAAATCTTTCATCTATGTCTGCAACAGATTATTGGCATGATAGTAAAGGTTTTATCGGTAATATAAAGAAAGCTCAAGCTTTTATATATAGTAGGCAAAACGGCTTACAAGGTATACTAAACTATAATGTTAACGTTTAGTTTTATCGTCTTCTAGAATCTTAATAAGAACATTTTTATTATGTAAAGGTCTTGCATTTTTACCTTTATGTTTATTGAAGGAATAATATTCTGATGGTTTATATATTTGCTTAACCTCTCTTACTAATCCTTTTTTATCATATTTTACAATCCACCTTGTGTTTTCTTCATGATCATATGATTTTAAGTGTTTTAGAAATGCCATATTATTCTTTTATTTTAGCTAATATTTGGGCCTCATAGAATAAAAAATATTCTTCGTTATCATGTGTGATAGGATTTATCCCCATCGGATCAAATATAACGTAGTCACCTTCTTTAAGCTCCTTAACTTTATTCCCTGTGGAAACTACAATTCCTCTATCAGGTATGTCTGGCAATACTTCGGTTAATATAATTCCTGAATCTGTTACTTCTTCTGGTTTATCTGGACGTATTATTACTCTTAGCCCTACTGCTTTTATCATAATTGAAATTTTTTATGGGTATTCCCCGTTATTAAACATAAACAATCTTGTTCTGTAGTATATATTCTTCTTCTACAATTAGAATTATGAAATCCTATTCTATGTAGTAAATATATTAATTTTTCTTTAATATGCTTCATAATCATCATCATCATATTTATTTTTCCATTTATCCATTTCTTCAAAATATAAATCTCTAAACTTATCAATCTCTTTTGTCAAGGATTTATTTTCTTTTGCATTTACAATTACAGCAAATATAGCTCCTATTATAAAACCAACCACTAAAACAAATGCAATAATACTTAAACTTATAATTTCATCCATATTAAATATTATTTATATTAATCTTCCTATTACTAAACCTATTATTAAAGCAACTAATCCTATATAACCTACTATTAAAAATAGCATTGAATCTTTATTTTGTCTATCTCTATTCATACCAAACTTTATATACTTTTACCCCATTAGATGTGGTACATGCAAGTTCTTTTCTTTTTTCCACTTTCTCTTTTAATTTGCTTTTGTCTATATACTTTGGATTTTTGCTGTTTAATTTTCTCTTTTTTGGCATATTTTTCCATGTTTTTAATTAATTCTTTATTTTGATTTTTTTTAATCTCTTTATATGTTTGTATAAACAAAATAAAAGTTATATATATAATAATTGAAAATATTATGAATTGCATTTTTCTAATCTTTCAAGCTCAAATTCTAAATGAGCTATAGCTTTTTTAATATCTTCAATTCCCCCATCAGAATGCTTCCTCCTACTGCGGAGGCAATATGTGACACAGGTACCAATATTATAGGAAAGATCAAAATCTTCCACAACTTTACGCGCCTCATATTTATGATACCTACCTATATAATATGAAGGTATTCTTTTATCTCCAGTGGTATCTGTAATATATCCATTTCTACCTATCTCCCAATAATGTTCATTATGTTTTGTCATTAGTCTAATTTAGTTTTAAAGTGATCAATTATTTTATTCATTTGTCTTTTGTAGAATAAATCAAAATCTATATATTCCATTTGCCCTGTATCACCATTCATGGTTTTAGGTTGTGTTTTCTCCCATAGTTTATACATTACCCCTCTCATTCTCTGGCTAGGAGTTTTTTCGCTAAACTCTGTGTTAGTAGTTGCTTTCTCAACTGCATCTATTTGATCCTGATTTATAGAGTTTGTTGATATTAATACGTAACCAGGCTTCTTAATTAAACCAAATAAGTTTACCATTGTTTCGTTAGTTAGTTCAGGAGTTCCTAAATAAACTCTTAAACTACCATCTGCTAAGGTACTAACTTTATCAATACCCCCTTCAAATACTACTGAATTTTTCATTTTTTATCTTTTAATTGTTTTGCAATGTTCTCTGCATTTTTATCATATACTATTAAGTATATAGGGTCTGACTTAATAACTTTATCTTTTTCTAAAGTTCCTTTACAGCCGTATATACAATTTTTAATAGTAAAATTCTCTGTGATACTATCTACTATTTTCTGTGTTTCATCATTTACTGATGTAATTTTATCAGAACATATTATATAAGCTATTCTTACTTTCTCTTTATTTTTAATAACTTGATATGCAGATACATATTCATTAGTTTCTTTTAGAATATTGTCTGCTTGCTCCCATTCTTTTAAAGTATCAAAGAAATGTTTTTTAGTTATAGAATCTAAAGCAGGTAATATAGAGTATCCTGTAAGATATATAGCATCTATATCAAAGTTTTTGTTATACCTATATTCATTACAGCCATCAGGTCTGTAGTATATCTTATCATAGATAAAGTCTTTTTCTTTGTGCTTATACTTAACAAATATTTCTCCTTGTAGTTCAGAATACTTAGAAGGTCTACAAATAAGATATACAGAATGCACGTTACCTCCATGCATCCTGATATATCCTGTATTGTATTCTGTCATTTCAAAATCCCCAAACTCTTTCCTTATGTTAGCTGGAATAAGTTTAAATAAATATTTTATAAACTTTTGTTTGAATTGTGGATTCATTATAATATGTTTTCATTCATTATATGTATACTTCTTTCTGATTTCTTGTCAAGATAATCAAATCCTTGGCCAGGCCAATAATCATTATCCATACAATATTTATAGATTTCTAAATCTCTATTATATAGCTCTCTTCCCTTATCTAAAAGGTCATCGCCTATCTGTATAATATTTATACTAAATGGAGGACTCTTCTCTATAGCTACAATATAGAACTCGTGAGCCCTTACAGCGTCCATATAGAATGCAGCCTGCTTATAGTACTTAAACTTCCTTACAGAGCTTGCAAAGCCGTAATAAGAGCTATCTTGTGTAGTTTTAAGATCTACTATAATATTAGCGTCCTTATTGTAAACATCAAGCATACCTCTACATTTTACATCATGCTCTTCATTTTCCCATACTATAATTTGCTCTTTAAGACCATTAGTTAGCATAAGCTTAGCGTCATCATCTCTCATTAACTTTTCTGTCATTTGTTCTATCAAGTGATAGTCTTGTTCTGATATTACAGTTTTAAATGTATTCTTTTTAACAAATTCTGCGTAATCTGCTTTACCTTGCTTAGTTCTTTTGTCAAACTTAGGGGATACAGCGTAGTGCTTATTAAACTCTTCTGGTTGCAATACATTCATATGTAATGCAGATCCAAATTTCATTGCTGGTGTAGATGGTTGTGGATTGTCTACCGCAAATCTAAAATATTCTGGTGATTTACCAGTAAGGTTGCTCAACATACTGTTAGATACATATTCATTATCCTGGTAGTAGTTGTGATGTGTTAAGTTGTGATCTTTTATTAATTTCATTCTTTTGTTATAATACATAAAAGCCCTCCCGAAAGAGGGCCTCTATGTAATTAAAAACAAACTAAGAAAGTTCTACAAAGTAGTTACTACTAATTTGCTCCCTGTTCTTCCTTAGACTTGCTTTTCTTCTCACCCTTTTTATTTTCTTCTACATCTTTATTTGCTTGATCATCTAGCTCTACCATTCTTTTCAAAATATTTTTAGCTTCTGGTATGTTCAAACAATACTCATTTAATGCATCTCTAAATCCATTTAAATCATTGACCTCTGCTCCATTATAGTCTTTATGTGTCCAGGTTAATAATGCAACTTCATGAGAATGTAATGCTTCTGATAAGGCCTGTAATGTTTTATTTACATCTTCATCTACCTTGTATTTTGATCCCATGATATTGATTTCTATTTTTTTAGTTTTCTTTGCCATATAATTCTTTTTTTAAATGTTTAATTTTTGATTTTAATATACTATTGTTATCTAATAATATTTCAACTAATTTTTTTTCTCTTTCTATTTGTGTTTTAATAGGAGAGTTATAAAACTCTATTAAATTTTCTTTGTGTTCTAACAACACTTCATCCGATATATTATATAGTTCTCTAATATGTGGATAAACCACTAGAAAATTTTCTATGTTTTTAATTGAGTGTATAATAGAGGCATGGTTTTTATCTAAGGATTTTCCTATTTGTTGATAAGTCATTCCTAATGACTTTCTCAATGTGTAAGATAATACCATTCTCTTTTCTACTAAGTCTCTTTTTCTAGATTTAGAAAATAATTGCTCTTTAGTTATATCAACTCTTTTACAATAATCTTCAAAGAAATCTATTAAAGGTTTGTTGTTTATCATAATACTTTTATTTTTACTCCTGAATTTTCTTTGTCGTACTTGTACTCCCCAAAACTAGGGATAATACAATCACAATTGTCATCTTGAATATAATCATATTTTACCATTAAATCTTGAACTGTTTGACAAGGATTTATATAATCAAATTTTCTTCTACTATTTCTTATAAATGTAAATTCTATTTTGTATGGTATCTCCTTGCCTTTCACTAGTTCTTCAAATTTGTTTTTATTATTAACCCAATCCTCTTTTGTGTTTTTTATGTAATTCATCACTGTTTTAGAGTGGATTAAATACTTTCCTGTCCATCGTTTTCCGTTCTTACTAGATGGGACATTTCCTGCTATAAATATCTCTGCCATATTGCAAAGATAATAATAAATTTGAGAGTTTCACCTTTTTGGAATTTGGCGCATTTAAGTCTTAAAAGTTTCATCCGATTTTCGGTTGAGATCTTGTCTACTACCGAGTTTCGGAACGCTTACCTGATCCTAGGGATCTGTTATCTCTCTCATTTATATATCTTTAGAACGGCATATCTTCATCATCAGCTGCACTAGCACTCATAGAGTTATTTGCTTTTGACCATTCAGAATGCTTCATACTAAACTCAGACATTTGTTCATCAGTTAGAGTCTGGTTCATGTCATTGTTATATGTACATTTACCTCCTGATTTAGCTGACCATCTATACTTAGTAGCAGTTCTTATAACAGGCTCTTCATTGTCTCTATTTTTACCAATATATTCTTCTGATATAAATGTAATCATTAAACTATTACCTATAGCAGCATTCATAGCCCTGCTGTCATCACTAAAATCTTTTACACCAGCATTAATAAGAAAATCTTTAATTTGCTTAGTCTTCCATTCTTGTGTTGATTGTTTATCAGTTTCTTTTACCACCCAAAATCTACATCTACCAACTTTACCGTTACTTGTTACGGCATATTGTATAAATGGAGACCCTTTGTAGTCTTCTAATTGTTCCGATGTAGTTAATCCTGTGATTTTACATTCGTGCGCTCCAGGTGTAATGTATTCTACTTTTTCACCTACAGCTCTTTTTGTTGTTGTTGCGTTTAAATTAAACGGTAATGCACTCATTGTTTTATTTATTAATTAATATTGTTTGTTAAATTATTAACTGGTTTTTCTATTCTGTCTTTCGGATCATATTCCCAAGGAAATAGTTGTTCTATAGAATCTTTTGGCCATTGAAATGCATGTGCTAATGTTCTACACATATCATAATAATTATATGTTGTTAATCCGTCATTTTCTACGGTAACTATTTGATCTCCTAGTTCTAAAGTTAATTTCATTATTTATTATTTTTGATTAATTTTAATATTATCTTATAATATCTTGCTGATAATTCATCCATATTATTTATTGTTTTTAATTTTCCAGTTAATATACTTAGTTAATGTATCTCCATCAAAGATAATCTTATCTTTCTCTGGGGCATATGGATAGTCTTTACCCTTCCATTGTTTTGTAGTTAAGGTTTGTATCTTTAATCTATATAAGAATCTACCTATACCCCATGATACACATGCACGTTTAAATGCATCTGATACATGGCCTTTATCTTTCTCTACTTTAGACTCTGATCCTGTGTCTGATTTCCATACCCATTGATAGTATGAATCTCCACCTTTACCAGCTTTTACTCCATTACAGCAAATGCCTACTTTACAGAACAATAATCCATTCTCTTCGTAAAATATACTTTGCCAGTTTTCTGGGCCACATACTTCATCTAATAAGTCCTGACAGTCTCTAGCGTCTATATATGCTACACAGGTTGTTTTTCCAAACTTAGTGGACTGTACACGCCACTTATATGGTAGTTCTTTACTTAAATCTTTTAAATTCATTTTCTTTCTTTTTCTAATTTATCTTTTCTTATTTTGTTTGCTGCAGATGCAGCTACTACAAATTTTACAAATCTTCTTATCATCACAGGCTTACCTCTTAATATTAAAGTTACTGCTATTTCTTTAAATGTTAATAGTAAGACCTGTCTGACAAGTTTTTTATCAATACCTAGGTCGTGGGCTATCTCTGACACTATTGCTCGTATTGTAGTTTTATCTTTATTTTTACCAATCATGTGTTGGCAAATATAAGTATTTAATCTTTATCTCCAAACAATTGAACAGCTAAATACATTGGAAGTACAATAATACCTGCTACAATTAATGAAAATAACATAGGACCAATAATAAATAATACTGCCGCAATTATTGTTACAGCTATCATTGGGTATTTACCTATAAAGTTATATTTTTTCATAATCTGTAAATTTAGTTATTTCACTTTTAAAAGTTAGAGTCACCTCTCCGACACCTATATTTCTACCTTTAGCAAATATAATATTAGCGGTTCCTTGACTCTTCTCTCCATTATCGTTAAATTCTATACCATAATACTCAGGACGATATATAAGCATTACTACATCAGCAGCTTGCTCTATCTCACCTGATTCTCTAAGATCAGATAATGTTGGTTTGCTGTTGTTTCTCATACCAACACCTCTATTTAATTGACTTAACGCTATTACGGTGATATTTAACTCTTTAGCTAGATTCTTAAGAGTTCTAGCAACTTGACTTACTTCTTGTTCTCTAGTTCCAGATTTACTTTTATAGCTAACTAATTGCAAGTAATCTATCATGACAAGTTTAACATCTTTATTTTTTACATATTCTTTAATTCTATGTACCAAATAATTTAATGATGTTATATTACCTTCGTCAATATGTAATGGAGTTTCTTGTATAGCATAAATTGATTTATGTATTTTCTTAAGCTCATCATTATTTAGCGTTCCATTGGTAATATATCTATTACTAATACCTGAATCCATAGACGCAAGCCTTCTAAGTAATTGTAATGCACTCATTTCGTAAGAAAACACAACAGTAGGAGTGTTAGTGTACAGAGCAGCGTTATAAGCTAAGGCAAGCGCAAAACTAGTCTTACCCATTGACGATGCTCCACCTACAATAATTAAATCTGTTTCTTGCCAACCACCAGTAAACCTATCTATAGCTTGAAATCCAGAGGCAATTCCTAATAAACCATCACTATTCATTCTTACTTCTATATCGTCTAGAAAATCTTTGATTTGAGATGATATATCTCCCAAGACTTCAGGATTACCTATTTGTAGCTTTGACATTTCTGTAGTTAAATTACCAACTATAAGCTCTAATTCATCTCTGTTGCTTAATTGATTGTGAACATCATGGACTATACCAGTAAGTGTGCGTTTCTGAAATTCTTCTGTAAGCACTCCTATACATGTCATTATTTCCATAAAATCAAAAGCTTTATCTGTCATATGCGATAAACCTAATACAACATTTTCTCCTTTGATTAGTTTAGATACTGTTAGTATGTCTATAGTTTTATTTTTACTATGTAAGTTTATAATAGCATGATATGTAGATTTATTGAAATCATATTCAAACAAATCTTCATGTAATAATATACTATATTTATCTATTAATTCTGGCTTAACAATAAGTTTACCCAGTAATGTTTGTTCTATTTCATGATTATCCATAATTTTTTATTTTAGCTAACAAATATAAAATTATTCTCTATATTTTCGTCTAGCGTCTGCTTTTTCTTCATAATAATTTTCTTCCATTCTAGCATCATGATCTCTTTTATCTTCTGTATGTTCAAACCAATTTCCACATTCATTACATATATAGCCTGTAGCTTCTGTATGTTCTTTACAAGCAGGACATATATCACTGTTTTGTATCATTTCAACACTACAACAATCTGCTATAGTGCTGTCTTCATAGCTGCATCCGCAGCAAGTACTTACTTCACTCATGATCTATGGTTTTTAAGCCATTTAAGAGCCTCTAAGATAGCTTCATCTTTATCTAGATTCATACCTTTACCAGATGTATCCATATAAAGTATGAGCTTTAAAATAACTTTTCTAGCATCGTCTATAGTACTAGTGTTAATTTGATTCTTTTGAATTTCATATAGATCTTCAAAAAATTCTTTATTTATTTGTTCTTTATTCATAAATTTAATTTTTTATTTGTGATGTGTTCCATAATCCACTTTTTCTTCAGTCCAATTTTCAGTATGCTCTCCAACAATTTCGCTATCCCAAATATCAAATTCAGTCCAAATTTTCCATTTTTCTTCATCTGTTTTAGCATTTTTTAATTTGTTATAAGTTTTTTCAGATACTTTGTAATATAACTCTTCTTCTATTGTCTGAATTGTTTTATAAACTAATACTTTAGTTTTCATGATATTACTGGTATTGTTGATAAATCTTTAAATGTAGTAGACATAGCTCCACCATCATTTCCTTCATCATCCATCATTGGAACTATCCAATGTCCATTATCTAAACGAATAGCTATTGGCCTTTTATACCACATATTCTCTTCCATTTCTTCTGTAGGAATGTATTCTACTTTTGTTATTTTTCTACCGACTAGATGTTTAGCAATTTTGTCTGTCCAATATTGTTCTACTGACTTGCCATCAATTTTATATTCTTTCATATTATTATTTTTTATTTATTAATAAGTAGAAAAAGGGGGCATTAGCCCCCTCGTTTCTGTTAGTATGCTTTTAAAAAGTTAAAAGCCTTTTCGTTCATCTTACTACAAGATCCTATTAATATAGATTCTTGCTGTCCATAATCTCTATTAGGAGATGACTTTTCATGTGTAGTATACTTAGTTACACCATTAAATACACCCCATTTAGTGTGAGATATTCTATTAGTTTCTATATATATACACGCATTAAGATCACGCACCATATTTGCTCTTCTAGTAGATATTGGTAGTTTATCTGTATTAGCTAGATAATCTACTAAATCATTTATTAAAGATGATGTAGCAGATTCATTGCTAAACATTTGTAAATCAGAAACTTTATCATATTGATCTGTAAAGTTAATTATTTTAGGTAATTGTTCTACCTTTTCTTGTATAGATTTTGTATGTCTATATCCAGAAAATGCATTACCTGATAACCATGCAAATTGATTTTGACAGAATATAACTTTATTCATAAAGCCAAACTTTAATGATGAACTTCCATCATGTCCGTTAATTGCATATACATATTGTTCTGTTTGTTCATCACCTATTGTAATTCTATTAGACTCGTGCTTCATTTGAATTACAACTTTTCTACCACCATTTAATGGTATAGCCTTTACAATCTCTAAATTATTCTCACCTGCAATTTCTTGCATAGTTTCTATGATTGTATGATTTTGTGTAGGCTCGTAACCTTCTGATACTGTGGTAAATACTTCACCTGTATCCTCTCTAACTATACCGTAAAATGGAGTATGGTGCAATCCATTATTAGCTTCAGGCGTACATTCACCTGCATACATTAATGGCTCTTTAACTACATTCCAGTTAAGTCCATTTTGTTCTAAAATTTGTTCTGTTGTTTTCATATTTAATCTATTATAAAGTGAGGAATAATTTCTTCAAAATCTTCAGGCTTTTCCTTTTCTATTGAGATTTGATCTCTTGCCCAATCTCCTATATGAGAATTGTCTCTGCGATAATCTCCACCTCCTCTGCCATTTCCTTCACAAGTTAATAATGGTAGTGGATGAATTTTCCATCCTTCCCCATCTTTAGGGACTATATTCTTGTCTACAAATTCTTTTTTAGTATGATTTACTATATATCTACCGCTTTCTACTCTTTCCATATCTTTTGGCTCTATTGAATCATCACCAACTTGTGTATACAGATTGTCTGTACCATCACTTTCTTCATCAGCATAATCTCCTGCCCATACAAGATGATTTTTGTACCATTCACCGTTAGGTGCAAGTAAAGATTCTACTGTGTTTACTAAATTATTTCCTATGTAGCTATGCTCCATAAGTTTCAATCCATTCCCATAGTCGTGTGAATATAGAAAAGTCATTTTGTCTATTGATATTGGTTTATAATATTGTCCCATTTTTTATTTTTTAAATATTGAATTAATTTTTTCTAGCTGTTCATCTAGTTCTATAGTATTTTCAGGTTTTACATTATTTTTAATATCTTCAGTTATTACTGATAATATTTTCATATAAGCCTCCATTTTACCTATTCGGTACTCAGCTGATTGATTTTCTTTATTTACTTGACTTTCAGCAAGTTCATCTCTGATAAGATTTGAAAGGTTTTTTCCTAATTCACTCATAATTAATTAATTTCGTGGCCCTGCATCAGGGGAAAGAGCCCCTGTTCTCGTTTGGTGTATTTCACTTATTTCCCATTGATCGTTAGAAACTTCCATTTGTTCTAATTCTTTTTCAGCTATTAGATCCCATATTCC